TATATACCTTACGGATTATCTGAATGGCGGTTCGATTGGTATATAAACCCCCGAAATAACAGGGTTGTATACCTCAGGACAGGCAGTATACCTATACCTAATTCATTCCTTCTACGACCGCATGACTTGGTGGGTAATTAAATGGAGAATTTGAGCAACAATCGCTGGCGTGTCTTTACATACAGCGCCGGCTATGCCAAAAGGCAGAATACAGACCGGATTGCGAGAGCTGCAAGGTCAGCTATCGTCTTCGACTGTGAGAAGGTTCGCTGGTATTACGTGACATTTACGGGAATGACTCCCTACGACGGAAGTGATTATCGGGATACTCCGAACGCTCAGGTACAGAGGGTAAACGCCCAGCACCCCGAAGCCTGTATCTCCGTCATCCAGCGCTACCTCGTCGGAAGGCTCGTTACCCCCTCCCTGCTCTCCCGTGGCGATGCCGTAGTCCGGCAGTTTGAGCTGGACCCGCAGTTGCCTACACACCGCCGCTGGCACTATGCCAAGGAAGTGGACGGGGCTGGAAACGAGACAGGACGCACTTTCAAGATTCCGAAGTGCTTCCCTGATTTTGTTCTTGCAGAATTAAGTTAAAACCAAGCGAAAGCTGAAAATAATAAGTACGGACGGTATGACCGGAATTTACGCCTGTGGAGATAGATGTCTGTCGGTGAAGCAGGAATACTCTGTTAGTTGGTTAATCATGTGAGAGATGATGCCAGCACTTAGGGGCTTACCCATAATCATGAGGCGTTGAAAGCCCCGAAATATCAGTGTTATATACCTCGTTTTCAAGTAACCACATGACGTATAAGACACTGAATTAGCAGGGTTATATACCTATGGGATTTGGGGTATTTATCCGACAAGGGTGTATAAAGTCCTGAAATAACAGGGTTGTATGCCCATTGTCGATATCTGAAACCGGTATATAAGTCCATGAAACGACAGGGTTGTATATCAATTAGCCCCAAGTATAAGCGTCGTACCCATGCCAATATAGCAAGAAAAGGAGGCGTCCACTATGGACTTTGATGTCTCGCAAGTAAATATTGACTTCGATGCTCTGAAAGCCTCCACCGAGAAACTGCTCAGGCTGCCATACAGCGCACGGCAGTTCCACGCTATCGTTGAGAAAGCCATGGAACAGGCCAAGAAGGATAAGGCTGCTGAGGAGCGTATAGCGGAAGATGCCGCCATTGAGCTGACCGAAGAAGTCCCTGAACAGGAAGCGCCGGAAACGGATGCCGAGCTGCAAGAGATGAACGGCGACCTGCTCAAGCTCAACGAGGAGTTTGTGGCCGAAATCGAAAAACTCACAGCACAGGTCGAGAATTACCGGTCTGAAGCGGAAAAAGCTCAGTCCGTGCTGGCAAAAGAGCGCACCGACTGGCACCGCCAGAAGAAGTCTTACGAAGGTGAGCTGTGGCGGCTGCAGAAAGATAACGACGAGCTGAGGGCTCTGCTGGAGAGCTGCGATGAGCAGGACGAAGCGGAGCAGGAGACATATGAGGAGGGCGAAGCCGCCCTGCCGACGGTACTCCCCTCTCTGCCTGAGTCTCGCATCGTGTTCGTTGGCGGACATCCCAACATGGTGAATAAGGTCAAGGCCATTTATCCCAACTGGGTATATGTGGATGGAGACCATTCGCCCGAAAAGGCAACTCAGTTTGACAAGGTGATTGCCTGTTTCATTGCCTATAAGCATATCGGGCATCCCCTCTGGGCTTCAATGATGGCTGCGGCAAGGTCTTATGATGTCCCTATCTTCTATGTCCAATACACCAATATGGAGCGTATGCTGCTGGATATGCGCCGCAGCTACGCCGCCATTGCACAGTTCCGTGCGGATGAGGGCATTGACGACTCTGATGTGACTCCTGCCTCCCCTGAGGAAACGCAGGAAGAGGAAAAAAGTATTTGGGAGAAACAGGAGGAAGCTCGCAGAGCTGCCAAGGAGAAATCCAAAAAGCAGCGAGAACGTAAGAAAGCACGCGAACAGCGTGAGACCTCTGAGGCGCAACTGGAAATCGAAGCCCGTGCTGAGGAGGCTGCGCGAGAAGAACGGAAGCGCTGGGCTGAGGAACGTCAGAAACGCGCAGAAGAACTCCGGAAGCGTCAGGCTGAAGCCAGAGAGCGCGAACGCCTCTGGAAAGAGGAACAGGCACGTAAGGCCACAGAACTCAAGCTGAAACGTGAGGCGGAACGCCTTGCCCAACTTGAGGAAGAAAAGAAGCGTCAGGCTGAGTATGAGGAGCGCAGAAAGGTCTGGGCTGCCGAGAGACGTGAGAAACGTGCAAGTGCCGCCGCTGCTGTGCAGGCTGCACTGCAGAACGCACCCAAGCTGGTTCCCAATCCCAAGTCGGAACAGCTTCCCACCGCTGTTATCACCTACGACTCACCTGTCAAGGCGCACGTCCAGACTGGACCTGCCACACCGCGCACCCGCATCCTGCCGCCTACAAAGGCTGTTGAGCCTGTGACAAAGGCAGAACCGGCGCCGGTTGTTCTGGCACCCAAGAAGCCCAAGAAGGTCAAGATGGAACCCTGTTCCGTCCGATGGTCTGATTTGCTGTGAACTGAAAAAGTGTGCAATGATTGCACACTTTACAGTCGGGTTTCAATATCAATACGTTAAGCAAAACCATTTACATATAGCCCTTCAATGTGAAAGGACGAAAGAATCATGAATGAGAACCAACACTCCATCACCGTACTGTTCAACCCTGCACCTGACCCGCAGACGAAAACCGGCGGACCGCAGCCGACACCTTTCTGCGTCACAGCCTGCTTCTCCAACCTGCCGGCTGGTACTGACTTTGTTAAGCTGACCAAGCGGTTCTATGAGAACCTTATGCGGTCGTTGGATTCCGCTATTGCGGAATGTAAGACCGGAAAGCGGGACGACGCTGCTCCCGTTGACCCCAACGCTCCTACGGGCGATGCCGACCCTGCGGCCCCCGGCAAGGGGGATGATGCCAACATCAGCGAGAACGATAAGCCCGCCGGCGAAGCTGACTCAGATAGCTCCAACAATGCCGCCGCTGGCGAAGCAGGAGGCGACGCTGGTACGAACGTCGGTGCTTCCGAGGGTAACGACACTGGTAGCGGCGGAAACGACGTAGAGAGCGCCGTAGAGCCTTCTATGGAGGCTTCTGATGCCAATGAAAGCGGCGGTGCGGTGTGACCGTCAGGATGCTTCCGTCCATGACGCAGGACGGTGACGTGAGGTTTGAGCTCTACGAGATGCCTTCCAAGGCTCTCGTAGGCCGCTTCACGGTCAGCGATGCGCCTACTGGCTCATCCATGGCCGCGAACGGCGTCTTCTGTACGCGGGAGATGGTTGTGTCGCAGCCTGTCCGTGGCTTCTTTGCCGCGAGGAAGGACAAGAAAAAGGGCATCTCTGAACCGTATGCACTTCGGCTGGAGATGATGCCTGTGGCGCGTATCTACCTCAACGCTGTGGAACTGGAGAAGGCGCCGTTCAATATCATCACGGCGGACTTTTGCGGCGACATCTTCCACGCATATCCCGTTGGGATGGGAAATGCCGGCGTAAAGATTCCGGTGTTTCTGGAGCGTGAGAACGGTGAAATTCCCACGGCGCTCATCGAGAAGCCATGCACACGTGACACTACGCTGCAGGAATATGCGGTCACGGGCGGTAATAGGGCGTATGAGGCGTTTGCCATCACTATGGCACTGTATGACTTCATGCTCATTCGCTCCGGTGTTGCCGGACTTCACGCAGAAGGCAGCACGTTCACAGCAGCACCGCAGCTTACGGGCAAGTATGACGACTGGGTTCGGATTACTCAGGAGTATTGGGGAGCAACAGGCTGATGTAGGCTATTACAGACTTTATTGTTTGGGTATGAAAGGAGAATTATTTACTTTGCAGACGGGAGTGTGAGCGTTGGAAATCTACAGGTCTTGCAAACTGCGGCACGGAAGGCATCTTCGATGGTACGCAGAATGGCAAGACTGGGCCTACGGTGTACGTGGCATCCACCGATGTGAAGGATAACCTTGTGAGCAGCAACGACCTGCAGGAAAACACCGATGAGCTGTACGAGTCTAATGAGTAACAAAAGGCCACCCATGGTGGCCTTTTGTATTGCGCCAGTCAAATGTTCGTGGTATTATGATGAAAAGTTTGTTAAACCAAGTATGTAAAGGAGCGTCAGACATGAGTAATCTAACGCATACTAATTCTATGACGGATGAAATCAGAGCGTTACTAATAAATGCCCGTCAGCGCGTGGCGGTGCAAGTAAACACTGAATTGCTGTCTACCTACTGGAATGTAGGAAAGATTATTGTTGAGCATGAGCAGGAAAAAAGTGACCGTGCAAATTATGGAAAGCAGACCTTAAAAGAGCTTTCTAAAGAACTTACAAAAGAATTCGGGAAAGGGTTTTCTGTTTCTAACCTCCAATTCATGCGGCGTTTCTACCAAAGTTATCAAATTCAACAGACAGTGTCTGTTAAATTGTCGTGGTCTCATTATTGTGAGTTGCTGTCGATTTCAGACCCAGACAAACGTAGTTTCTACGAAAAGGAAACTATCAACTCCGGTTGGTCAATACGCGAACTGAAACGGCAGATTTCTACTTCCCTCTATGAGCGTTTGTTGCTGTCAGATGGTAAAACAAATAAGGAGACTGTTCTTGCTCTCGCGGAAAAGGGAATTGAAATGTCTACTCCGTTAGATATTATCAAAGACCCGTATGTATTTGAATTTCTGGGTGTGCCGGAGAATAAGCCTATGCTTGAAAGTGACCTTGAAAAAGCGCTGGTCGCGCAGATTGAGAAATTCCTGTTGGAATTAGGGCGAGGCTTTATGTTTGTGGGCACGCAACAACGCATTACCTTGAACAATACCCACTACTATGTCGATATGGTTTTCTATAATAAGATTCTTCGCGCATACGTGCTGATTGAATTAAAGACGACCAAACTCACGCCGGAGGCCGCTGGGCAACTCAATATGTATCTGAACTACTACGCCGCAGAAGTGAATGACGAACATGATAATCCGCCAATCGGTATTATCCTTTGCACGGACAAGGATAGCATAGCTGCTGAATATGCTCTCGGCGGTCTATCAAACAACATTTTTGCTTCACGCTATGTTTCTTATATTCCCAATAAGGAACAACTCATCGCGCAGGTAGAAGCTGTTTTGAAAGAATGGCACAATTCGTGAATGTTAAGAATAATGCAGGCCGCCCTGATGAGATGGCCTGCATTATTTCAAATTTGTGGAATTTCGTGGCATTCAGCATCTTCTTTCACAGGCGGATTCTTGCTGCAATAGCCGAATTTGTTATAGGGGCACGCATCCGCATCGCAGCGTTCACCACCAGTTTCTGAAAGCTGTATTGCAAAGCCAAGGCCGTCGTCGAATGCCTGCTGTCGGTCGTGGTATAGGTAGCCGGTATGTCCGCCGGACTGTCGGACAATGTAGGCCCATTTGCCACCAACCTTATATGCCCTGTGGCAGTCGTACCACCAAATACTCAACTCAGTCTTGGTATTTCCTGTTCTCACGGTTCCTGTCCGTGGGTTGATTAAGTACCACACAGCGTCCACTCTCCCCTCTTCTCTGCGTAAAATCATAGCATACGGAATGGAATCTGGAAAGAGGTTTCCATGAAGCATTTTGATGAAATGGGGTTACTGCACGAAAAGGCAGGTTGCGAAGGGTGGATTCTGCACGAAACGGCGGATTCGGGGCTGGAAGGCGTGCTGGGCGAGCCTGTGAGGGCGCTGGAGCGGGCGGACAGGTCAGGTAGAGGAACGGGCCTTCGTGCGGCGGGAGGGCGTCACGCACACCTGAGACGGCACTGCGGATGCTTCCCTGTCAACTCTCATTCAAGAGTTGATTGGTAGGCGCAAGTCTTGCCTTGGAGACAATGCCGAAGAGATAACACCATGGTACGACGGAAGATTGATGCACTTGCATCTTAGCTCCATCTTTGAACTAACTTAGGACTATCTTTGAACCAAGCAATCTCATTAGCATCTCCTTATACTTGCCTCGCAGACAAGTCCATAGATGGAGACAAGGTGTAAAATGATTGGTTGTCCTCTGGAAACCCAGTATTTTCAAGGGTTTCAAGGGCTTCACAGGGAAAACCGCGCAATACGCCAAAAATTGACCTCTCACTTACTTACGTGGTAGGTGTCGATTTGTGTCGATTGGTGTTCATTTCCGTCGCCGTCAACTCTCGAAAGAGAGGTGTTTTGTCCCAAGGTAAAAGAAACAGTTGTTGCGTAATTTGCAACAACTGCTCTTTACTATTTCCTTGGAAAAGAAAGAAGCCGAAACCACCATTATTGGGGTTCCGGCCTCCGCCTTGAGGCCCCGCAAGCATCTCAAGGACAAACCTAAAAAAAAGAAAGGAGTAGCAGTCGCCTAAACACAACAAAGACTTCTGCTACACCTAATATACCACAATAGGTTGTAGTTGGCAAGCTATTTCAGCCCAGAACTTCGTGAATTCTTTTCTTGCGTACATATGTGCGGTGTGCTATACTCAAACTGTGAAAAGAAAGAGAGCGTGAAGATATTGGAGAACACTGAGAAGAACGAAATTATCCGGATGCTGAATACCGAGCTGCGAAACCAGCCTGTCGAATTATGTGGTATTCTGGCATCCACGGATTTATTGATTTTGGAAATTTTAGATAGATTGGAGTTCCCTGCTGTCAGGTCTGCTTCCATCCACACATATCTCGTGTGTGCAGACAAAGATATGGAGTTCATCCTCAATGACTTTGAGGCACTGGTTGAGCTGGCAAAGGATACTCCGACATTTTTCGCAAAAAAACTACATTGCTTTCTCGGAAAGATGGTTGAGAGTCTGCGAAGCGAAAAAGGCGGCGTGGCCGTTCTGCTTCAGTTGGCGAGCAAGCTGCAGGAAATGCGGCGAAGCGAAAAGACGGATGCGGTCAGAGCTGAGGTTGTAGGTATCTATGCCGACCTTGTATTACACGCTCTGGATTATCTCCGTCCAGACTCTTCGGATGATGGCGAAGTGGTGATTGGTGTCACATCCAATGGTGAACCTATCACAGCAGAAAATCCTTTCGCGTATTTTTCTGTTGCAGAATGGCAGTGTGTGTTGTTATCTATGTATGAAGACGCTCCTGACCTCACCCCCTTCGTGAAAAGAGGTATCGTCCCTGCGGATTGTACCAACGTCCCCGATGCGGTGAACACCATTTTCAGGCGGCGTAGAGTATTCACGAACCTGCGGTGCGCTCTTCTCCCCTACATGGATGAATTCACCTATAGCCTGTTCCCTACCAACATCGCCTACAACGACGGTGGCGCCCTTGAGGGCCTTGTGATGCGCTTGGATATGGATGAGCTGGACAAGCGGCTGGCAAAGGAAAAGAAGGCTTCTCTGCCGCTTAATGGCGTGACCGTGACATTCGACGACCCCACCAAGTCGCTCATGACCTTACAGCTCAAGGAAGTCCCTGTGGAAGACCATGTATGTGTAGTCTATAAGCTGGCATTCCTAAATGGCGAGTTTGCTGGCTACTATATACCGGGGCACGACGACTGCTATTATGCCGGCATGGACTATGTTGGTCCGGACGACAGATTTGTTGTTATCAAGAAACTGGTCATGTTCTTCTATGCTGTGGCCGTGCTGGGCGATGAAGAGTATACGGATGAATCCTTTGAGCAGGTGTTCCTGAACCTGTTCTATCCCGTAAAGGCCACCAGCGACATCGGCCAAAGCCGGTTGCGGGATACCGTGATGCGTGCCAAAGAACTGGGCATCGGCACAGATGGCCGCAAACAGGCCGGACGCCGGATGCTCTGGAAAGAGCCGCTGCGGATGGTTGTGAAGGAGGAATTGGTATGATGCAGAAGTTTGCTATTTTGAATAGCAAAGGCAGAATCCTCTGTGCTGGCCGTGGCGACGAGCAGGCAAAATACTTCTGGCTGCCGCTGGAAGATGGCGTCTCCCCTGTCGTGTTTGGCAGTCGCGTGGATGCCGAATGGTTTGTGACGCTGAAACAGAAGGACAGCCTGCGGAAGCGTGAATGGAGGGACTGCAAGGTTATTGAATTTAACGGCGAGGATGCGTCGAAGAATGACGAAGGAGAGTCGGTAAAATGACTTACAGGGAACTCTATGATGAAGTAATCGAATCAGGCAATTATTTAGGGCCTGAGGGGAAAATCAAAGCGCTGGCAAATCTCATTTACCATAGAAAGTTCGATGGTGTGGAGACCAAGGACGAAGCTGTGTGGGATGCGCTGGAGCGCTATGAAGATATGACCGGTTTTACGTTCGACCCGACCGAGGAAGAGTTTGAGGATTTTAAGTACGCCATTACAGGAGACTAATGTTATGAAGATTCTGAAAGTGGAACCCTCGAAAGCCCCCTATGTGAAGGAAATCGAAAACGAGCTGCACGCCATCCAAGAAGAGGTTGGCGGTGATATTGAGGTCGTTGGCATGGAACCGGGCGTTATCCTCTGCTGCAATGAGGAAGGAAAGTTCAATGGTATGGAGCCAAACCGCAAGATACCGGGTGATATCCTCTACGGCCCGTTCTTCGTGGTAGGCGCACAGGGCGAGGATTTTGCTTCGCTTTCGGATGAGCACATTGCGTACTACACCAAGGTGTTTGCGGACACTTCCAAACCGGATGTGAACGAAAATCCCATGTGGCGGTTCTTCTTTGGGGGCTGATGCCGCCTTGCCGCGCATTATCACGCAAGGTTCCCGCAAGATTTCCGCAAAAAGCACGCAAGAACGCACGCGGAACACACGGAAACACACGCAAAAAAACAACTCTCGCTCAAGAGTTGTTTTTTTGAAAATCTTGCCTCAGAGACAAGGCGTATAGAGGGACACCGTGGTAAAATTCATTGGTCGTGCCGTGAAAACCCTTTATTTACAAGGGCTGCGAGGATTTCACTGGTGAAATCGCGCATTAGCCTGAAATTTGACCTCTATCCCCCCTGCGGATTATATCATTCTTTTCAGAGGTCTGCACCTCGTGTTTGCGAGGTATTTTAACGAATTTGGAGGGTACGTCCGATGTGCCATCACATGAAAACATCTTTTGGCGTCGCTGTATTTGACCAGATGGATGACATCATCGCCATCCTGAACGTTGTGAACCCTGATGACCGGCTGCAGGGTGTCCTCGAAGCCCTGCCGGAAAAATGGGATTCAATACGAAAGGACGCAATCGCACGCCAAAAGGAGGACCCAAACTTCTTTTTCGATGAGGACGGTGAGAAGGTGCGGTTCTATCTGGAGAACCTACGGGACTATCGGGTGTCGGAGCTGGAAGACTGGTACGAGGCGCATCCGCTGATGGAAATATGCAGTTCGGATTGGGTGAAGCATTCCCTGCCTGAGCGCGGTGTGTTGTTTGCATATGAACGTTGCGAGTTTATCGAGGAGCTGAAAGCAGAGTATCCCGAATGGACATATCTTCCCATGCGAGAGGCAACAGCCTTCTTGGAAAACTCCAGCCCCTTTAAGGCAAATGGCGACAAGTGCGGCATCTGCTTCGTATACACCCATCTGCTGCCGTGGTACACCTACAGTGAAGTAACAGGCGCCGCAAAGAAAGCGGGAAAGTTCGGAGGTTTTGTTTCCAGCCGAGGTATTTGCAGAGCTATAAGAATCATGCAGGAAGACTACGAGGCGTTCCTTGATGATAAAGAGGAAGTGGCGAAAAACAGAATGAAAATGGAGGGGTAAAACCATGACAAACGAAGAAGCGAAGAAAGTATTGAGCAACATCTATGAGCTTCAGCTTCAGGACAAACAGATGAGCTGTCCTTGCTGCGGTGGGGCAATGCGTCCCAACAGCATTGAGAATAGCCTGAGCCGCTATCACGAGGTTTTTATCTGCTCGGACTGCGGCGTGAATGAAGCCTTCAACGGTCCGAAGCCTCTTGAAGACTGGGCTGTTGTTAAGGGCATCGCTACGGCGCACGAGGCTATCGAGAAGGCCATTGAAAAGTGCGAGGACAAAGCATGAACAAAGAGGAAGCAAAGCGAGTGCTGAGTAATATTTACTTGCTCCAGATACAGGGCAATCAGATGGAATGTCCTTGCTGCGGCGACGAAATGAGGGCAGATATCAACGAAAACAGTCTCAGTAGGTATCACGAGGTATATATTTGCCCTGATTGTGGCACAAGAGAGGCGCTCTCTGGTGCTGTACCTTTGGATGAATGGGAAGCGATAAAGCGGTTTGAAAGAGCATCCACCGCTATCGAAAAAGTGTGCAGCGCCATCGAAAACGGGAAGACTGTAGAAGATGAAGTGGAACCTGATAAAATCGGTCCGGGGATTGTTATTGTAAAGGACAAGAACGATGCCATGGTTGGTGTCTTGCTGGTGAAAAACGCAGACAAGTACCTTTCCGATTGTGTTGAAGACATCGAAGCAAACTGGATTTTGATGCGAGAATCGTATCTGGAGCGAGCTCAGGAAGATAAGGGATTCCTGTTCGATGAAGATGATGAACACCTCGCGTATGTCGAGGAGCAGCTCAAGTTCTGCGTTTCGGATGATGCTGAACACACGCCGTATGAGGTCGAGAACCTTGAGAATGTGTGTGTCGTCGAAGCAAATTAACAGCTCATTCCTCTCTTTTTTATAGGTCGTTGGCCGGATTCTGCCTGTTCAGAGTCCGGCCTTCGGCCTGTTTAGACGTGTTTTGCCCTTGCATAAGACACATGAATATGTTATTATTTAAGTGGATTCAATAATGGTGTTTCTTCACTCTTATTGGCTTTCCTTTTTCTGGACGAAGCGGGCTGTGCAGGCCCGTTTCGTTTTTTGCATTATCGGGCTGAACCAGTGCCATTTAACGCTTGCATCTATTACTCTGTTGTGATATTATTGGCTTGAGGTAAGCGCGTACATCTCCTTTCCGCAGCTTGCCTAATATTTCTCCTTTCTGCGCTATGTATAAAGAAGACGCGGGTCATTGCCAAGGCCCGTGTCTTTCATTATTTTGCCAAATAGCTCTTAAATTTGAGACATTTGCTCTTGCGTGCTCAAGTGCTATGTGCTACTATAAGAGCATGAAATTCTGCAGACAGGCTCAAAATCCTTTTTGCATAATTTTCTCCTTTGGTGAAGAAGCAGGAGTTGCGGCCTGCTTCTTCGCTTTTTTGCTCTTGCACGCCGCGTACATCTGTGTTATTCTTTAAGAAGATACTTATGTGCTTTTAACCATGGGCATATTCGTATCCTCCGTTTCGTAGGACGAGCCGATTTCCGGCTCGTCCTATTATTTTTCGAAAAAGTTTCATGCGTGAAACCATCTACCATTTTGAATGTGCTATGCTCAAATTTTGCAAAAAAAGTTGCGTACCCCGCAACGTTTTGATATGTGAGATATGATATGATTGAAATTTTCAGGTGTTTCACTGATGAAACCTTTTGGACGGCGTGATGTGGTATGATAATTGGTTCTACCTAATTGGCTTTCCCGCAATTAAAGCAGACTTTCAATGCCACTGGCATAAGACTTCGTAATTAAAACTCAGTGCGTAAACCTTTAATTGAACCACTTCCCTGCCATCATTTTGGAGTTGCAGGACGGTTGACAGCTTTTTGGGGTTTGTTATGATAGAGTTAAGATTAAAGAGTTTGCGGAGGTGTGGCGGATATGGAACGGCTCGTGGTAAGGCATAGAGACGGTAGCGTGGAGTTGGCGAAGGGGCATAGTGTGGAGGAGGCATTGCTGCGGCTGGTGGAGTATGAGTCTACGCGCCTCCCGCCTGAAGACCTCGGCGAAGTCGAGGAGAATGCCTACGACCTCGGCTATCAAGCTGCGCTCAGGCACAAGGGCATCACTTGGGGCGAAGCTGCGGAGTTGCAGCAGTACCGAAGCCTCGGAAGCCTTGAAAATCTCCAGCAACTCGTGAAGGAAAGGCGACGTAAATCCGGCGCACAAGAAGATTGACGCTGTCCTTGCGGTGCTGTATAACATAGCCGAGAAGTCCTGCAGATGCAGGAACAGAGGCCGTTGGTGAGTTCCCTCCCACCAGCGGCCTCTTTTTACGGCAAAAGCGATTGACAAAATATCAAACTGTGGTAGTATAGAATTATAATTACGAAGCTATTTTTATAAAGGAGATTATCTCCGTTTTCAAGTCACCATAAAGAATCAAGACAGTTATCCCAACTCTGGGATGGCTGTCTTTTTTTATATATTTACATACATTTGTGTTCCCGTAAGTCCTTATAACAGGCTGGGAAGAAAGGAGAAAAAGCATGAGTATCGAAAACAGACTGCCTATCCCTCTGACTGCGGATGGAGTTCCTGTCGGCATTGGCGACACCGTCTATGCCATTTGGAATGAGGTCCGCAGAAACACCCGTGGCAAGTTCTACCGCGCATCCACCATTGCCGTGTATCCCGTCAAGGTCACTTCTGTGCTGTTCACGGAGAGCTTTGTCGAGCATCGTGTCATGTGGTCTGGCGATGGTTACGCCAACATCCCCGTCAAGGGCAGCAGCGATTCCGTGAAGCCTGTTGAGGGCTGTGTCGGAATCGAGCTGGGCGGCTACAACACCTTTGCCAGCAAGGAGAAGGCTGAGGAGTGTGCTGCACAGGACGACTGGCAGACTGGCGTTACCTTCTTCAAGGGTATGCCCCCTATGCCTTCCTGCCTCTACAACGAGCTCCGGAAGAAGAGTCGGGAGTTCGAGTATGGCTATGCGGCTGAGGAGGTGATGGGCAATGAGTAAGTACGTCGTCGCTATCATGTCCGCTGCTGAAATCGGCGCCCTGCACCACATCATCACGGATGAGCTGGAAAATGGGGTTCTCGACGTCGAGAATCAGGCGTTGTTGAGCAACGCTCAGGCGAAGCTGGACGAAGCCCTGCGGACTGCGGGCGAGTCCCTCTCCCCTGCCGTTCCTGCTTCCAAGCCTGTGGAGCCCCATACGCCGGAGTCTTTCCGCGCTTACGAGCGCTTCAAGCTCCAGTGGATGCTGGACCACAAGCACACGCTGCAGGAGCTTCTCTGCGAGCTGGATGCCTATTCTGAGGACTGCGGTGATGCCGGCAGTATGCAGGAGCTTCTGGACGTGTGGGAGAAGGACCGTGGCTTCGGCGGTGAGATGTGGCCCTGCTATGAGGAATGGCTGGAGTGCGAGGCGAAGAGCGTCGTACCCGTCGTCATTCCCGCACAGGAGCCCGTCATCACTGAGCCTGTCATCTGCGGCGGCGCCGACTGTGTGTACCACGACGGTAACTGCAAGTGTATGCTGCCGAGTTTGGTCAACCGTATGCCCAACCGCGACACGGAGGATGCTGTGTACGGCGAAAGCTGCTGCATGGACTTCCTCCCCGCCGAGCTGAACGATGGGACTAAGGAGGCTACCCATGAGTAATGGCGAAAGGCAGAAGCTCATCGAGAACGCCATGGCGCACTATCGTGCTGCCATGGCTTCCGGTGAGTCCGACGAACTGAAGGCAGCTCTCAACGACATGGAAAATGTCTATTATGCCGTCTGCCTCTGGTCTGTTCCGGGGACGGACGAGCTTCGGAAAGCTATCATCAGCTTGTCGGAGTGCGTAAAAAGCTGCTAAACCTAAAAATGAAAGGAGAAACGAAAATGTCTGAGAACGGTTGCCGTGTATTCCCCCTCATTACTGACGCAGTTCAGAAGGAGTACGAAAAGTGCTCCATGAATAGCAAGTCCCCCGACCTGACACCTGATATCTGTGGCTACTATGGCCGCGCCTGTCGCCAGATGGACAAGGATGAGGGCGCCAATCGGATGCTCTGTGACCACTGCCCGTTGGTGGAGGTCGCCAACTCTCTGAGAGATGGCGAAGGCTACCGCAGCGTCTATCAGCTCACGCCGGATATGCTGTCCGTGCTGAAGCAGAAACTGTTCTACGACAGCGAGTGTGACGAGTTCCAGCGCCTCTCTGATGAGGAGCGCGACTCTGTCGCCAGCATCGCTTTCTACGACCAGATTCCCAACGAAATCGTGTTCCACGCTTTCGAGGGCATCAGCTTCGTGGATGAGGACTTCTTTTGCGGCGGATGCGAGGAGTGACGCCGTGCTGAAGTACATAACGCACTGCGATGAGGTCGAACTCGTCCATGTGACCACGGAAGATAGACTTGGCTCCATTTTGGAGACTGGTATCCGTCCCTCTGCCTTCGGCGATATGGCTGTAGGCGAGGACGACGGTGCTGGCGTCTATGCTGTCCGCAACGACGCAAGGCTGATTCAGAAGGTGCTGGACTACGTCGCGGACACGGAGACCTTAGGCTATGTCTATGCGGTCAAATTCCGCTACAAGGGCCGATATAGGGAGTGTGTAGACTCCGTGGAACATAGCTCCCACGGAGGCTATATTCTCATTCCCAAGTCCGAGTGTCCATCCGGTATACCTGCCAAGGACATCATCAGCTACAGAAGGTTGATGACGTGAGAAAAGAAAGGAGATTCAAAATATGCCTGAATTGCATGAGACTATCATGGGACGCAAGTTTTTTATGAGCGATTTTCCTTCCCTCGTAAAGAACGTTGGGCGCGTGGCTGCTGCGCTGGAAGTACAGAATAAGGCTGCCGAGGAGAAGGCCGGCCCCAAGGAAAAGGCCTTCCCTGCCATCCTGATTCATTCCACCTGCCCGCTCCATGCCGACGGCACTACTCATACCGGAGCGTACCGCTCCAAAATCGTTGTTGAGAAGTTCGACAACTACCTTGCGGCTCAAAACGTCATGGACGATGAGCTGAGGATGGTATTCGGCTGGGAGAAGCTCCCTGACGAACCTCTCACGACGAACTACGACATCAGCGGCTTGGAGGCGTGGGCTCTCCATAACGGCGTATCCCACTCGTGGAAAATCGTCGTCGTGGAGGTTGAAGTCACCAGAAAGGTGGTGGAGTAAGCAATGGCAAAATGCGCTTTTTGCGGTCGTGAGATGCTGACGTCCAAGGGCTGCAGGAAAATCACCATCCGATTCGTAGATGGTTCCCGTGCTGACCCGATAAAGGTCGGCGCACCGGGCGACTTCTACTTCGGCTGTGAAGGACTGAACGACCCGAACTTTCGCTGCGGCGATTGCGGCGCTATGGTTGGTGGGTATCACCACCCCGGCTGCGACTGCGAACGCTGCCCCAAGTGTGGTGGTCAGCTCATTTCCTGCGACTGTCAGGCCGACTAAGCCCCCCATTTTGAAAGGAGAGAGTCTATGAGGCTCTCTCCTTTTTTTGTTATTGAAATACATGAAAGGAGAACTGCTATGAAAACTGGCAATTATGTTTTTTTCGACTCACTTGCTGTTGAAGTCACTCGTCGGTGCAATATGCACTGCGCTCACTGTCTGCGAGGCGAGGCGGAGAACAAGGACATCTCCTACGAGGTCATGGACGCATTGCTGCGCCATGTGGACGGCATCGGTGTCGTGACATTTACCGGAGGCGAACCGTCTCTCAACTGCCGCGCCATCGACCAGTTCCGTGAGCTGTGCCTGAAGTATGACATCCCTGTGAATGGCTTCTATATCGTCACAAACGGTAAGGAGAACGTAGAAGAGTTGGCTGTTGCTTCCCTGCGGTGGTATAGCTACTGCGCCAAACAGGAGGACATAGAAATCTGCGGTCTTGCTCTTTCCGACGACCAATTCCATGAGGATATTCCCAACGAGAATATCATGCTGCTGAAGGGTCTCTCCTACTTCCGTGAAGAGGACAAGCGCACTGATTGGGACAGAGTCAACCTCATAAACGAGGGACGCGCAGAAGACCTGTTTGAGACAGATTATCCGAAGCGTGAGCTGGGCAATGAGCGTATTGTGGTCGAGAAGTGGCCGGATGGCAGCATGATGGTAAATGAGGGAAACATCTGCCTCACGGTGGATGGCAACCTTCTGAACACCTGTGACTGCTCCTATGCTCACCAGAGCCAGCATACCATCGGTGATGTCTTTCACATGGATGAGTTCTTCGGTGAGATGGACGCACTTGCGGAGGTGTCATGATGGCTGCGCCATATTTCTACGACACTTCTGCCAATGTGACTCCGGTGAACAAGGAACATCTACTGACGGACCTGCTGGATGCAATCCAGAGTGTTCTGAGCGAAGGGATTCATCCCTACTGTGAGGAAGACCCTCTCGGTTTGAAACGGTTCGATGTCTCCAGAAGCTCTCTTGGCTATGTTCGTCAGACGGAGACCATTACGTGCGTGTCGGTCCGTATCGTCGCAAACCGCGATTCGATATACCGTACAAACGCTGAGCGCGATGAGGCAAAAGCGGATTTGGAACACATTGCGGAGGATGTTGCCAAACGGTACGAGTCTCGTTCTTTCGTTGCCTGCAACACTTCATGGCCCAGTGCGGACAAGGTACTGCACGCAGCGACCAACGCAAACCAAGTCTGCTCCGTTCATGTCTTCCCATTTGAAGTCTGCTTCTTCAAGACGCCCTACTACAGCTCGCCGGAGCCCACTGAGAAAATCATGTGGGATGCGTTCTGCAGAGCCAGAGCAAGGTCATCCAAGAAGTCTGAGAAGCGTGAGCTGCGGCCCGATGATTGGGGTAAGGAATTCCCGTATGGGAAGTATACCTACAAAATCCTCGGTCCTTCTGTCAGCCAAAACATTTCTGACGGAGAAAACCACATCGACCTGCTCCGCACTGAGGGCTACCGCGCCATGAAACATAGATGTTGGATAAAACGGCAGGACTTGGAACGAGCGCTCTATGAGATGGAGTACGAGGATAAGTCCGAGCTGGCTATCGAGAAAGGTCATGCGGAAGAAGCCGAGTTCTATCGGAACAAACGCTTCATTCAGCCGAAGCTCGATGCCAGTGGTATCGACGTCGTCTATCGTGAGGTGTTTTCGCTGCAAGGTAAAACGCAGAACCACGACTTCCGACTTGTCGGCTTTGTCAAGAAAGCGCGTAAGTACCCGTTTCTCGCTGAGTGCATCGACGAGACCGGCGAATATGCCGGCAAAAGATGTAAGCTGCCGTACAACGCTGTCGTTGAGGCTATCAAGGTCAATCGTGGGTGACAAAAAGAGTCAAAATATGAAAGGAGAAAAACATATGGAGTATATCAAAAAGCTCGCTAATGATGAGACGTGGGATTGTGCCACCTTCTCTGGAATGTGCCGCTTTGTAGCGAACGGAAACTACTACGAGTTGCCCAAGCCCATTGAAGAATTGGCAGAAAAGTCCAATTTCAGCGTCTTCGATGCTCCGGCAGATAATCCCGAAGCGCCGGTGCTCGGCGAAAAGTCGGTGTTCGTGGAACGTGATGACCTTCGCCTTTTGGTGGAAGTTTATCCCGACAAGAGCGCAAGCATTTTCGTGGCTACAATGCTTCCTATCGAAACGGAGTACGATGAACTGGAAGACAAGATGGATGATTTCCTCAATGTCATTGAAGATGCGTTGGGTCTGGAAAGCGATAGCATTTCGTCTTCTGGGTGGTCTTTCGGCATCGACGATACCACATACGATAGGTTGCTTACCACTGAGGAACAGGAGCTTATCGGCACTTCGAATTAGAAAATGCACGGTGAAAGGAGAAAATATAATGAATCGCAGAATTGCTGAAAATAAGAAGTTCAAGGCCCTGTACGCTGTCAGTCTGGCACTGATGGTTCTGTGCGTCATCGCTGTCTTCGGCACCATTGGCGCCGCAACGATGTCGGATACCATGTCCACCACCAGTCTCGCCATCAGATGTATCCTGTTCTCCATCGCCGGCCTTCTGAGCTGGGTCGCGTCTCGCGGCTTCAAGCACAGGATTTGGCATTTGGTCAACGAGGAGCTGAAGCGCATCTCCAGTGATGTGTCGGAGCACCTCCGTCGGGATGGCTGCCCCGCTGTTGAGGATTTGTCGGCCTGAACCAATATCTTTGAAAAAGCTCCCCTTTGGGAGCTTTTTCTTTTTAGTTTGAAATGATTGACAAAATATCAAACTGTGGTAGTATAGAATTATAATTACGAAGCTATTTTTATAAAGGAGATTATCTCCGTTTTCCAAGTCACCATACGTAAATTCAGACAGTTATCCCATTTCGGGGATAGCTGTCTTTTTTATATATTTTCATACATTTGTGTTCCCATAAGTCCTTATAACAGGCTGGGAGAAAGGAGAAAAACATGGATTACAAGAAGGTACAGGAGCGTATGCAGCGTATCAAGGACACGCAGTTCGCCAAGCACCGCGCCCACATCCACAACCGTGGAGACATCGTTGTTGTGGACTGGAAGCGAGATAACACAAACGCCTATGCTGTCCAGTATACGTTCTACAAAAACCACGTCTTCATCACCGGCGACCTCGGCGATGCCATCTTCAACTGCACGTGGCAGACGTGGACCACTGAGAAGCCCTACAAGAACGCACCTGTGGGATGTGGCCGGCCCAATAAGTTCAAGCCCATCTCCCTTGAGTATCTTGAGGAGAAGCTGGGCGCATTCAGGGAAAACGATGTGTATGAGTTCTCCTCGGTGGAAGCCAAGGAAGAAATCAAGCACTACCGTGAGTACGTGTCTAAGGACTATAAGGACGACTTCAAAGACCTGCTGAAAGCGACGGAAGGCCATCGTTTCTGCGATGAGTGGCGCAACTACATCATGTCCAACTATGACATGGTGGAAGGGATGTTCAGCGATTCCGAAGTCATCGCGGCTATCATGGATGCCGGCAAGACGTTTGGCTGCCGCTACCTGAGTTGGGTGGCTGGTATCCAGATGATTGAGCAGGCTATCGCGGATGGCACTGCCATCTACGACCCCATCCGTGTGGAATCCAACCATCGCACTGCGGTAAGCCTTATTGCCGATGTCGGCAACGGGACTATCTCTGTGGAAGCGATTGACCCCTGCGAAAAGGGACTCCACACGGAGGTGTTTGTAAGCGTGCAGGATAAGGATGGGTCCAACACACAGGATTTGGCCTACATCGGCCAGACCTACGAGCGTAACGAGGATAAGAGCAGCGACGCTGATTTTGTCGCCAAGGACTCCATGACCGTGCGTGTGTGGACTGAGGTGGAGAACGAAGACTACACCAAGGAGTATGTTGTCGAACGCTACCATGAGGCCGATGAGGACAAGGAAGAAAACTGAAAGGAGAAAAGTTATGAGCGCAAAAAGAGCTGTCATTGAGCAAAAGTTCAAAAAGATGGAAGCTGAGGCAAAACGCCTCGGCGTTACGCTACTGACCAAACCTGAGGCTTTCATTGATGATGACCACCTCGATTGCACGTGGTACGGCGGCTACATCGGTGGTTTCCAGTACAACGGCTATGAGGTCTCCTTCGAGGTACAGGGAGATGTCTGCATCGCCGGCGAGGTCAAGGGCAATGATTTCTCCTATACCAACAGGTCAAACTCCGGCGCTATGGCTACCCACGCTTCCGATACATTGCGTACTACCTTCAAGAGTGATGATGAACTCATGGAGGCTGTGCAGGATGGCGACATCGCGTACGAAAACAACAACTGGATTGAGGCATTTGTCAAAAAGCCTGATGGCAGTTGGAGCACGTTCTCTGAGGTCGCCGAGGACGACAACGTGTTGGACGTTTGCGCGGATATTTCCTGCTGGCTTGACTGGCTGAAGGCGAACTTTATCAAAGAAGCTGAGTAAAAGAAAGGAGAATTTCTATGGAAAAACGCATCAAAGTTCAGGCACAGGAGGCCACCCGCACCGGTTCCGTCCGGCGCTTCGATGACCTTGGCCGCATCGTCGTCCCCCGCGAGATTCGCAAGCTCATGGGGTGTGAGGAGGGTTCCCCCTTTGAAATCATCCCCATCGCTGAGGGCATCCTGTTGATTCCCTACAACCCCATCGAGACCTTCGGGAATCGCGTGGACGCTCTCCTGAGCGATGTTAAGGAGACCGAGAATTATCGTGGTATGCCCGACGAGGCCCGCGAAGCCGTCAAGACGAAGCTGCAAGAACTGGTGAAGGTCATGCGGGACTATCACGTCCGCAGCGTCGAGAAGGGCGGTGACGAGTAATGGTGGCTGGTAAGAAGAACTGGGTCTGTACGGACCCCGATTGCGTCCAGTTCCGCCGCGAGGCGCCGGAACACGGTCACAACGTCTTTGAGCTGGCACAGGTAAACCAATACGGCGCCGGCCTGTTCCGCGTCGCCCACGGTTTTGTCTATCTCGACAACGACTTAGACGGGCACGAGCGCGACTTGCTGTGCGAGCTGTACGACTGGGACGCGGAGATTATCAACAGCCCCGACTTCAACGCGATTTTGGCCGAGACGGTTTTCGAGACCTCTGCTACAGAGTATGACACATCGGAAGAGTACCAAACCTTCAAAGGCGCAGCTCTGGCAGTTGGTCGGCTCATCGGCGTTGATGTGAGTGCTTACGTGGCGTAAAACGCAGAAAGGAGAGAACGAATATGGCAGAGAAGCTGTTCGGCACAAAAAGGCTCGATAAGTACGCCGAAAACGGCTACGAGAGCTGCGCTTTGAGCCAACGTGAGGAGCAGGACGCCTTCTCCTTCTGGTGGCCGCTGGTAAAAGACTGTGGCATTCGCGTGCCGGAGACTGTTATCATCAAGGTGCCGGAAGAACTGGATGAGGAGGGACGGAACATTTTCCAAGGACACTTCTGCATGGAGCGTCCGGAGGACTATTCCGCCATAAGGAAGTGGGTCGATGATGTTGTCATCCCCACTCTCAACGCCTCTCCGCTGAAGGGACATCTGCTGTTCGTAAAGAACAGCCTGTACTCCAACAAGTTCGATGCGCGTACTTGTATGCCGGCACCTACTCCCAACGCACTGACCGATGCCATCATCGGCATTCAGTACAGTGAGTATGAGAATAAGATGTGGGGGCCTTACGGCGACACGGAGTTCGTGTTCCGCGACAGGATTCTACATATGAGCAAAATGGTTCCGTGCATCTACGGCGGACTTCCTTTCCGAACTGAGTTCCGCGTGTTCTACGACTTCGACACCCACGAGGTCATCTTCACTGCGAACTACTGGGACTACGACTACCTCTATCCTCACCTTTATGACCGCACCGACCGAATCGTGTTCGATGCGATGAGGGATGAGATGCAGGAGAAGTTCGAGAAGTATCGCGGCGAGGTGGAAGCACTGGTGGCCGAGCATATGAAGAATGTGCAGGGTCTCAGCGGCCCGTGGTCTATCGACATTATGTTGAATGAGGGATTTTCTACGGAGCATTTCGAGAAGCCGAACGAGTTCTGGCTCATCGACATGGCCGTAGCGGAACGCTCCGCTTACTGGGAAAATCGTCCCTCGAAGCTGGCGCTGGAGACGGTGCCTGAGAAGGAGGACTGAGCCATGGGCGTCACGATAAGCTGCCGAAAGACCGGTCGGTCTATCGACCTTGGCGGCGGAGGTTTTTTCAATCTCCGTAACAAGGTCTCAGACCTTGTCGGCGACCCTTGGGCATCCCACTACCGCAAGCTGGAAGACATCTTCCGGAAGGCTTTTTCCATGAGCGATGAGGAACGCAGGCAGGCCTATAATGCCTTCGATGCTGAGACCGAACGGCTTCTCGCCGAGAAAAAGGTCAGCTTCAAGGTCGTAGACTTCCTGCTTCAGCCGGACTGTGAGGGTCTTATCCGCTACGGTGCCTGCAAGGAGCTGCTGAAAATCATCGGAGATTACGACGACAACGTTCTGTACGGCTACATTGGCCGTCCGGATTGCGCCAAGTTCCGAGATTTCAAAGCCATTCTGCAGGACTGCGTCGATAACAAATGCAATATGGAATGGAGATGAGGGCTGGCTTCCAGCCCTCTCCCCTGTCCTGTTTATCAAGAAAGGAGAAAACATGAAGAAAACGAACGAGTCCAAGCCGCTGACCGTCAAGGAAGTTATCTCCAGTGCCAAGGAGATGATGAAGGACGTAGCACGGGCCGATGATGAAGTTCTCAATCTGATGAACCTGATTGAGCAGAATGCTTCCAATATTCGCACCAACAGCAATGCGGCGAATGAGAAGCTGGTCTACTGCCGCTTCGACGTCCACGTTGACTGCGTACATGGCAGCAACGAAGGGTACTACGCCGACATCGTGCTGGATGGACGGTGGAAGCCTTCTCAGAAGACCGGTACGCGGGAGCGTATGGAAATCTATTCCGTCAGAACGATGGATGACAGCATGAGCGGATGCATGAAGGCCGCACAGTACGCCGCGTGCCTCGCATTCTTCATTCGGAAGTTCATTGATAGCAATATGGACCGGTTCGCAGCAGCCAACGACAATTTTGTGGCTGCGCGATATGTGTCTATTTGGGATGGTGGGCGCACCGAATGCTCCTCTGCGTGTGTCGTTGACCTGCTCAAGCATGAGGTTGTCTCTATCACCCCCTGCGAGTCCTTGGACGTAGAGGATGTGGAAGTCCTCGACGCCGAGCGTGTCATCGTTCCCGATGCCCATGCGGACAACGGGTGGAGGCTTTACCCCGTCTATGTGCGGGGAGAGGAGCCTGACCCGCTGGAGGTGCAGCGCCACGAGTATTTTGTTCGTGATTGATATTACTATTTTAAGGGAGAGAGGCATTTAGTCTCTCTCCCTTTTTGAAAGGAGATGATATGGTGAGTTTAGCACTCGCAATCAAAAGCCCTATTTCCATAAAAAAGACTGACATCGTGCCTGTATATATTGAAAGCGTAAGCGTTTGTAACGCAAAACGCTTGCATAATGCGTTGCCGAGGTATATAATATCTCCGAGAGGAGTTGAGATATCTATGCCGAAGATGGTGAACGTTAATTTCAGGCTTGAGGACGATGTCAAGGACTCAATGGAAGAGGTTTGTGCAGAAATGGGAATCTCCATGAGCACAGCATTCAAAATTTTCGCAAAAAAGGTCGTTAAGGAGCGTAGAATCCCCTTTGAACTGTCTGCTGACCCGTTTTATTCAAAGAGCAACATGGATTATCTGTCCGCTGTGGCTAAAAGAATTAACAATGGAACAGCGAATCTTGTCGAACATGACTTAATTGAGGTGGAAGACGAGTGAAGCTGAAGTGGGACGAAAGTGCATGGGAAGAATACACTGAAATCCAAGCACGCGATAAGCAAATGCTCAAACGCATCAATATGCTGGTAAAGGATGCTATGCGTAGTCCGTTTGAAGGTATCGGGAAACCGGAAGGCCTCAAGTGGAATCTACAAGGATACTGGAGCCGTCGCATTGACGATGCGAACCGCCTTGTATATACTGTGAAGCGAAACAGCGAAACAGGCGAGGACGAGCTTATTATCGCATCGTGCCGCTACCACTATGACGACTGATTTTGGGAAATTTTGAAAATACAATAAGCAGGAGGAGCATAATCTCCTCCTGCTTTCAAAAAAAATACGTTGGAGGGGAATTTTGACTATGACCGTACGTGAATACGCAAAAAGCGTTGGCTTCGAGGTCGTTGGCAAATTGAAAAGATTGCCCGATGTCCACTATGGCATGGACGACAAGCGGAAATATCCGCTTTGGATTGATGAGGCCGGCAATGAGTATTGCGGAAGTTACGCCGAGGGCGGCTGCTATTGCATCATCACTTCTGACGGCGGTGTTATCTAAGGAAAACAGGAGAGGCCTCGGCTTCTCCTGTTTTTTGCGTCTATGAAATTGTTCTTTTGTGTTGAACATCGCCTATCCCACAGAAAACTTTAGAGCATCCATTTTCGCAGCTTATTATGAGTGGTGGACGAGAATACCAGTGTTTGGTATATGAGCGAAGCAGCCCACACAAAAGTTGGAAGGAATCGCTCGGTCGAAATGGGGCTTAAATTAAAAAATCCCACACAAAACTTGGAATAACCTCGTCGTATTTCATATGGACTTGAGCGCAAATGCGGGATATAATAGCTATGAATATACAAGTGCAGGGGGACGAGGTGTATGTGGGATGATATTCGACGACAAACGTGTTGCCTTACAGGTCATAGAATCATCCGTCCAGACCTGAGAGACTCCGTATTCGGAGGTACTGAGATACAGCTCAGAGAGTTAATTACACGCCAAGGAATCCGATTCTTTGGCGTTGGCGGTGGCATCGGATATGATACTCTTGCTGCGGAAATATTGTTCCGTCTCAAAGAGACCTCGTATCCGCACATCCGTGTCATTCTGGTGTACCCGTTCGAGGGTTTCGATTCACGCTGGACAGATGAGCAAAGACGGACGTTTGCGAAGCTATACGACCAGTATGATAAGAGGGTGTGCATCTCTCCAACCCCATCCAAGGAGGCGTATCTGGCGCGAGACAGGCATCTTGTTGACTGCTCCAGCGTATGCGTCGCCCACTGCACCCACAATGCCGGAGGCGCGGCATATACCCTACAGTACGCTCAGGCGCAAGGGCTGACCATCTACCGCGTCTGAGCCTTATACAACATACGCGGGATTTCCCGCGAAAGGAGGATTTATGAGGAGAATTATTTGTATCATTTTAGCCTTAACACTGACACTGTTGTGCGGCTGCGGTGGCCGAAGCACCGGAGATGATGTGCCGGACTACGGAACTCCCACACAGCGGCAAAAGGAAGAATTTGTTGTTACGCCTATGGCATCCGGACTGGAGCTGGAGTCGTATAGCTGTGCGGATTTCTCTATGAGCGTCCCGCAGGGCTGGATGGTGGAGGCCGCCACATCCAATGCAGGAATGTACCACGCTTTGCGGGCATATGACCCAGCGTGCAGCGTAAATCAAATTCTATATATCCTGAAGGCAGAGCCGCTGTTTGTGGACGATTTTCTGAAGCAGAATTATACATACTGGAACGCTGCTTACGCAACGTTCCCTGTAATGACAGAGGAGTCTGTGAAGGGCTACTTCGATGTGCTGCCGCAGTATCTGTCGGCGGTGGCTGCGGAGCCGTTTTACAGCAGTCTTCACTTCCCGCAGTATGAGAATTTCACGGTGACGGAGGCCTTTGACGCCACCGGCTCCTTGGGAGGGGCAGCCGGCGTGTTGCGTGCGGAGTTTACACAGGACGGCATCGAAGCGGAGGGTATGTGTTCAGTGGAGCTTGTGCCCTTCCCTATTCCCGGCCTTGGTGGGTATTACATGGCGTACAGCACCACCATCATCTCTGCTGAAAAGGGAATGTTCCAGAATTGGGAGGACATCCTGACACGGAGCTTGGGCAGCTTGGACTATTCCGGCAGCTACACCTCCTCCGCCATGGCACAGAGCGATGCGGCGATGCAGCAATCACAGCAGTTGAGCCAGTCCGCCAATGAGATGCAGGATGCCATTATGTCCTCGTGGGAAAACCGGAATACCAGTCAGGACATCATCAGCCAAAAGCAGAGTGATGCCACCATGGGCTTTGAGCGGGTGATGGACACGGAGACTGGCAAGATTTATCAGACGGACAACGGCTTTACCGACTGGTACGACGGAGAACGATATACGGCTATCACGGACGACCAGTACACAGAGGCCGTTGTGGGACGGTTCTCGTGGAAGTAAGGAGGATATTCGAATGAAAAAGATTTTGACCATGCTGCTGACCGCAGCAATGCTTTTTACGCTGGCCGCTTGCGGCACTACACCCAATCCGACAGAAAACAACGCACAAAATAGCGGGCAAGATGTAACTCCCGTTGAACCGCCTCAAATCACCACACTGTATGACGAAGACTTCGACTATACCGATGGCGTCGGTAACGCCGGCCACTATACCTATCGCGTGCCTCAGATTGAAGCTGATACGCAAGGCGCAGAAGCCATCAATAAGGCTATCGCCGATACATACGGGCCTATCGTAGACGGAGTAAAGGAGAGTGTTTCCGAGAAGGTAAGCCTGTCCTGCCTCTACGTTGCATGGAAAACTTATCAGTATGAGAACATTATGTCTCTGGTGGTCTCCTGCGGTTGGGATGCGGATATGGATAGTTATAATGTCTATCTGTATGATATTGCCAGCGGACAGCAACTCACCACTGAAGACTTGCTGAAGACTCTGAATGTGGACGAGCAGGCCTTCTTGGAGGCGGTACGCCGAGCCGCAGCAGCCAAATTTGATACCCAGTACGGAGCTATTGCGGGCGGCGATATGGATGAGTTCCTGACGGAGCGCCGCGATTGGACGCTGTCCGATGAGAACATCAACATGGACGTCCGCACATACGCAGACGGTGCCGGAAATCTCCATGTGGTACTGCCTATCGGCTCTATCGCCGGCGCAGACTCCTATGAGCAGGTGTTGGATTTGGACATGGCCGGTTGAAACCGAACAAGTTCGAAAGAAGCTCCTTCGGGGGCTTCTTTTTTCACGCCAAAAGGAATTGACAAAATATCAAACTGTGGTAGTATAGAATTATAATTACGAAGCTATTTTTATAAAGGAGATTATCTCCGTTTTCAAGTCACCACACGTATTAAAAGACAGTTATCCCAACTACGGGATAGCTGTCTTTTTGTATATATATCACCTCTTAATTTCGTTATGAGCATAAGATTCCCGACCGTTTCAAAGCGGAGGGCAGCTCAAGAAAGGAGAAAAATCATGGAAAAAGCCATCAACAGAGAGCAGGACAACTATCGTTTTGTCACTGACAGCGAGACTGAACTGCTGCAGGAAGTTCAGGAGATGGAACAGAACAGCCGTTGGCTGCCGGGTGTCCCCTCCAAGAAAATCCATGTGCTGCCGCTGGAGCCCATCGAGGTCCCCATCGTGGTACAGAAAATCGCTGACGACCCCATGCTGACCCGCAAGGTGTCTCTGGACGCAGCGATGGAAGCCGCAGACCCTGCTGTCGGCTCTCACTTCATCATGACCAATGAACCCAACGCATGGGTGCTGCGTGACACCGCCATCAGTTCCCTGCACAACACTGCGAAGCTGTTCGGGTCTGCGTTCTCTCGCATGACACCCTACTGCTCCGCAGAAGTGCTGAACAATGGTCTGCGTGCGGCGCCGGATAAGAGTCTGACCCTCCTGCTGGAGCGTTATGGACGTATTGCGGCACTGCATTCTGACAACGGCGGCGGTTATCGCGTCATGCCGATTTCCGAGCTGCTGTCGGCAACCACTCGGAAGCTGAACGACCGATTCGGCAAGGTGGAGTTCCTCGGCGGCGAGAACAGCCACAGCGCAACGGCCTGTATGTGGGCTCTGCCTGACAAGCAGGACGAGATGCTGACTATCTATGAAGACGCACTGGACGCACATGGTATTACCTCTGTTCATTCCATGAACATGATGCCTGTGGTCAAGTTCTTCTCCTCTGATACCGGCAATAGCTGCGCTACCGCTGTTCCCTACTTCCAGAAACCCGCCGGAAACTGTGTCCGCTTCACTGACGGTATCGCTGTCAAGCATACCAGAAACAGCAGTGGCAAGGACGGCGTCCCCGCCTTTGAGGAGGCGCTGGACGGACTGTATGCACAGTTCACCGACATGACCGAGGCTTTGGACAAGCTGACCAGCGTGCAGATTGAGCACCCTGAGAATGTGCTCATTGGTCTTTCCAACAAGCTGGGGCTGCCCAAGAAGTACGCTGATGAAGCCCGTAAGGACCTCGCCAGACTGACTGCGGGTATGCCTTTCGTCCCCATGCACGACGTGTATCTGTCCATGTCCGACATTCCCTTCTATGCCAAGGAAGCCGGTGCCTCCCAGACGACCATCACGAATCTGGAAGAGCAGGTGGCGAAAATCCTTCACATGGATAAGGAATGGAGTCGCTATGACATCGGCGGCACGGTCGAGTGGGGTCGGCAGAGCTACATCCCCACCCAGACGTTCTAAGAAAGAAGAAAGGAGAAAAACATGAGTAATCCCAATCGTTTCACTCCCGATGAGACTTCCACCTTCAAGTGCCTTTTCTCCAAGTTCTGCCGCCAGCAGATAAATGAGGAGAACTGCACGGACGACGACTGCGTCACCTGCTGCGTCAGCGCGGCATATGACAAGATTTTCGACGAGAACGAGGAGGAAGCAAGCGATGAGTAACATCAAGACCATGCCCGATATCGAGGTCGGCGATTTCCTCCTGAGCAGAGACGGTAAGCAGCAGGGTATCGTGTCCCGTATCGGTACTCGATACTGTGCCGCCTGTGGGCGTATAAGCCGCTGCGCCACCGTTCGATGGCCCGACGGTAAGATTACCCGCCCCTGCACGAGAGGCACCATGGAACGCTGCAGCAGCAACGAAGGAGGTAGCATATGGCGTTTGACCTGACCACAAATACCGTGGCTCAGGTAGAAGCCACTCCCCCCTACCCCCGCTGCATCGCCGTTGATTTTGATGGTACGTTGTTCGTCACGGACTTCCCTCACATCGTCGAGCCGAAGTGGGACGTTATCAACCGCGCCAAGGCAGAACAGGCTAAGGGTACTGTCCTCATTCTGTGGACCTGCCGGCACGGAGAGCATCTTGAGGATGCTCTCCGCGCCTGCGCGGAAGTAGGCCTCAGTTTCGATTACGTCAACGAGGCAGAGCCTCTCCGAGTCGCCTTCTTTGGCGGCGACGGACGTAAAATCGGTGCGGACGAATACTGGGATGACCGTGCTGTCTGTATTGCATAAGAAAGGAGAAACACATGAAAGTGAGCGAATATACCGCTGCTTTTGACGAGAAGTACGCGGCGGCTGATGCCGAACGTAAGCAGTTTCTCGCTGAGGGCAGAAAAAAGGAAGCAGACAACATCAAAATGCCGTTCTGGTATGATGAGGTTGTCGTTCCCATGGTGGAAAGCATCGCCACTATGAAGGGCAAAAAGCCTTATATCATCGGCCCTTGCGGGCTCGGTGCTAAAGTGTATATCACCCTTCATAGTCCCTTCGACGACGAGAGTTGCCGATTGTACGATTTCTCTGAAGCGGAGACACTCATGGTCGAGCCGGAGTTCGATTCCATTGAGGACGGACTCATTGCGACGTATCTTCGCTATGAGACTGGCGAGGTGGATACCACCTATCCTGAGGGTTCCCTCGGTGCCTATAACGGCCTGAATCGCGTCACAGAAAGACTCCCCGATGAGATTGACGAGGTTGCAAGGCTGTTTAAGCCTGTGGATTTTAAGCCTGTGCCCACCACCAAGTAAAGAAAGGAGAAAAATGAATATGGCTTCGATTTTTGAAGCGTTCGGAAACGGGAACACACCCGTCCGCGTCGAGCGCGATGGCGTTATGCTTTACGTTCCGTTCCGCGAGCTGAGGGGCGGTGACAAGGTTTGCCACCGTCTTCCCGATAAGCGCGAGATGTCTTTCACTGTCGATGTAGATGGTGACGCACATCTCTGCGACGATACTGACAATGGCGAGGAGCTGTATGTTGTCTATGACGAAAATGGTGATGGATACTACGCGGATATGATTACGAGAGTCACGAAGGTCATCAACGCGGTGGACCGAGATGGGCTGAATGTGGATATCACCACAATGGTGTTTTCCATCCCCTATGAGGATTTCGACCTCGAAAGGGCCATTCGTGACGCCGCTGTCGAATTCTGCCACACGAAGGAAGGCTTGGATATGTACGAGCACAACTGTGGAGAATTCAACTACGGCGATTTCCTCAACGTCCCCGCCGAAATCTGCACGAGGCACGGCTTTGAGCTGATGAGCTTCACGCAAGGCGTGTCTGAAGTCGTTGACTTCAATACCACGCTGGTCTTTTCCGACGACGTCTATGACGCCGACGAGGACGATGAGGACGGTGATAGCCAGTGAAAGTCGTATATTTGCTGTTCCATAAGGACAGCAAACGTCCCACAATGGTTTCCTTCACTCCCAACGGCATGAAGCGTCATATCACAAAGATGATTCGTACAGGCTCTCTGGAATACTGTGATGGCTCCAAGGCTACACAGATTCGGTGTCTGCGCGATGATTTCATGAATGCCGACCCCATCACCTCTGTCAACAAGAGACTGCGGAACAAATGGAGCATTGAAGCATACGTGGAGGGTTCCGTGCGGCGTTAGGCTGCACAGAACCCCCACCATCAGAAAGGAGAAAACAATATGTACTTCGAGTGTAACCTGCCTACGTCTGTTCCCATGTGGATGGACCCGCGAGCTGCCATTCCGTTCATCAACACGATGGATGCGATTCGCCGGCGCATGGACGTGCTGGAAGCGGCAAAGGACCTGTGCTACCTGATGCCGCCTGAGGTCTTCGCGGACAACGCTGCGGAGGTATTCAAGAAGATGCAGAGCACTGGCAGTGTTTTCGACGTTTTGACGCCGGAAGAGCTGACGGATGCTGTTTACCATGAATACAACTTCTACGGCAAGCACAAGCCGGCCATTCCTCCTCGTATGGAGTGGCCCAACGCTGAGACTGTCGTGGATTGCCGCTTCGTTTCCACCCATGAATGGGAGGCTATCCGTCACCTCGGTATCGGAGGTTCTGATGCTGCTGTGATTACGGGCCAGTCCCATTATCGCACGCAGACGGAGCTGTACTATGACAAAATCGGAAATCCTGACGCAGCACAGAAGTCCGGCAGCAATGCCGTTTTCGTGCGTGGTCATTTTCTGGAAGATACGGTCGTCAACACGTTCTGTGCCCTCTCCGGCGCAAAGCGTATCCCTGAACACCGTATGTTCCGGAGCAAGGAGTTTCCGTGTGTCACGGCGAACATCGACGCCATCGTGGAGTTGAATGGCGAGCTGTACGTCTTTGAGGCCAAGACCACCATTGAGGAAAACTTTGCGGCGTGGATTAACAACAAGGTCCCGCCCCACTATCTCCCTCAGATGCGGCAGTACCCTGCGGTACTGAACGATGACCGTATCAAGGGTACGTACATCGGCGCCATCCTGACCCACGACTATGAGACCGGTGGGATGTATATGGGTTCTACCTTCGACCTGTCCGGCTTTAAGCGGCGGTTCATGCCTCGTGATACCGAGGCGGAGCATGACCAGCTTGAGGTCGAGGCAGATTGGTGGGAGACCCATGTCGAGAACAATAATCCCCCTCCTCACGTCGGTAATATGGAGGACGAGCTTCAGGCCCTGAACAACATGGCTTCTCAGAAGGTCGGCGTTCCGACCGTGACCCGTGACCTGCCTTCCGATTTGGCGGACAAGGTCTCCAAATGGTTGGAACTGTCCGAGCAGTCCTCCAAGCTGGATAAGCAGAAGAAGGCGCTCGACGACCAGCGTAAGGCTCTCTCCCTGCCTCTTATCGAGGCGCTGGGGCCTGACATGGATGTAGGTATCATCACCATTGGTGACGACACTTACGAGGTCAAGAACAGCCCTCGTAAGGGCACGGAGTATAAGCGTGATGTGATGGAGTTGCTCATCGACACGCTCGACGGGCTGAGTCCCGATTTGGCGAACAAGTTCCGTGATTGCATCGTGGATGTCCCCTGCAAAACTCGGACGTTCTCCATTAAGAAGAGCAAGAATAAGACCGCATAACCCTTTCAGGAAAAAGTAGTTTATCATCAGAAATAAATTATAAAGGAGGCCGGCGACATGGCCGTTGTAATCCCATTCGCCGCCTCCCCTGAAAGGAGCGCGTGCGTGATGAGCAAGAATCTTGAAACAATCACCTGCGTTCCTATCTATCGGCTGTATGAGAAAGACGGTTGGAAGGTCATTAAGTGCCAAAATACCCAGAATGATGTGACGTTTGTTGCCACTGGCGACGGCCTCCCCTATGCGGAAGACCGTAACATCAACCGGAACACAGTCATCACTATGACTGGTTACTGGTCTGTGGGTAGTAAATACGGCACATCTTTCAAGGTCGAGTCTTTTGAGTACCAGCTCAAGAAAACCAAGGACGCCACAATATCGTACCTGTCGAGCCTGCGCTGCGGGTTCGGCCCCGCCGCTGCGGAAGCAGTTTGGAAGACGTTTGGAGACGTTACGTGGGACGTGCTGGACAATCAGCCTGAACGGTTGATTGGTGTCAAGTACGGACGTCGTTACGTTTCCAAGAAAATGGTCGATAAACTGAAGGTCGCACTGAGCGAGACGAAGAAAGAGCGTGAAGTCACCAGACTTCTCCGCAATGCAAACCTCTCTCTTCGGAAGGTACAAACACTGCTGAAGGCTTTTCCCGATGAAGACGTGGTGGATATCCTCAAGCACGACACGTACCGTGTCTGCGAGGTCAAGGGGTTCTCCTTTGATATGGTGGACAGCTTCGCTCTGGAACAGGGCGTTGCTATCGACAATCCTGCACGTCTCCGTGAGGCGCTGCGGTACACTATGGACTTGGCGGCATCCGCCGGTCATATGTGTGTCCCTGCTATTGAACTGCCTGCTATGATGGCGAGAGTAGCCAACAAGAATGTCCGGACCAAGGGCGTTACAGAAGAAATCTGTAAGGGCGCTATCAACGCCGCCTGTCTGCGTAAGGACCTTCGTTTGGCCGGTCCCATGCTGTATTCTGCCAGCCGATTTGAGCAGGAATACGGTATCAGCCGCCATATCAAGCGGCTCATGAAAAGCAATAAGCCTGTCTCTACAGAGAAGATTAACCGAGCATTACAGGCATATCAGGAAGACAACGACATCACCCTCGCTGAAAAGCAAAAAGAGGCTGTTATCAGTTGCTTCCAGAACCCCGTCACTATCATCACCGGCGGTCCGGGCACGGGCAAGACGACCGTCACAAAGGCCGTTCTGTACGTCCATAAGGAGCTTTTCGGTGAGGATAACTCACTCCCCTGCCTACTGGCTCCCACTGGCCGTGCCGCCCGTCGTATGACGGAGCAGACCGGTGTGGAGGCGTCTACCATCCATTCCGCCATCGGACTGCGTGGTGATGACTGTGTGGGCGGCTGTGATTGTGATGGACCCCTGTTCGGCAATATCTTCATCATCGACGAATGCTCCATGATGGACTCTTTCGTAGCATACAACCTGCTGCAGAAGATTCCGGGGCGCACCAGAGTCGTGTTCGTTGGAGACCCTGAACAGCTCCCTTCTGTCGGTGCCGGCAACGTGCTGTATGAGATGATTCGCAGCGGTATGGTGCCTGTCACCAAGCTGAATGTCATCTACCGACAGGCTCAGGGAAATCCCATCGTGGAAAACGCGCAGAAGATGCGTCACGGTGACGTAAACCTGCATTATGCTAAAAAGCAGTTCATGTTTATGGAAGACCGTACCGGAGACCCTGCCCGCATTGAGGAAGCTGTATGCGAACTCTACGAGAAGTCTATCCGCGCAAAGGGCGCTTCCAACGTCGCTCTCCTCTGCCCCTATCGGCACAAGAGCGCACTGAATGTGAACCGCTTCAATAAGCTGCTGCAGGAGCGCATCAACCCCGCATCTCCCACAAAGAACTTCGCTATCTTCAACAGCAAGCTGTTCCGTGAAGGCGACAGAGTGATGCAGACGAAAAACACCGACTTCGCCAAGAATGGTGACATCGGTGTGATTCACTCCATCGCTTTTGAAGCTGACAAGGACGACCCGAACAAGAAGACAGATATCGTTACCATTGAGTTCAATGACGACGGTAATCTGGTTCGGTACGATGCTGAACAGATGGAAAATGTTGACTTGGCTTACTGTACCACGGTGCATAAGAGTCAAGGTTCTGAGTATTCCATCGTTATCATGGTCGTATCTCCTGAACACAAGGCTATGCTGCGGCGCAATCTGGTCTATACCGGTATTACCCGTGCAAAGGACTGTGTCATCATGGTCGGTCGTGTTGAAGCCTTGACAAAGGCTATTCTGAACAACAAAACGGATAAGCGGTATACGATGCTGGGTGACTGGCTCTACACCGAACTACACGAATTTGCTGCTGATGCAGAGCAAAAGCAGGGTGCATAAGCACCCTGCTTTTTTCATGTCATCATTTAAGCTCTTACAACGGCAAACACATCATTAGGATGTACCGTCCGGAGCATTTCTTCGGAGCTTGCATACACGCTGTATGCTGCATCTATGTTTCGTCTGTACTGCTCCCGCGAGATAGGCGGGCGAAGCTGGAACTCACGCATTGTGCGGAGTATCTTGTTACTCAGGGTGTGGCTTAGGCCGACCTGCCTGAAGCCCAAGATTTCGCCATATTTCGTGTCCACAGACACAATGATGAGGCTACATCCAACGCCCTCCTCTTCTATTTCTTCAAATGGCGGAAGAGTCGGGTTGATGCGAGGGTCAAAGGGAGTGTCCATCCACGGACCGGCATCAAATGAGAACAAGAAGAAAGGTGTATCTTTGATAACAGCTAAAGTTGTCATCAAACTCCCCTTGATGAATGAATCATTTTCATCCTTTCTCATTTCGGGAAAGCCAATTATAAGTTTCCACCCAGTAACACTATCATAGTCCATTCGAATCAAAATGTCATTTGTGAGGTATTCCGGAACCCTATCCCCCACTGATAGTCTTTCATACATAGCCCCCATGTGAATACCTCCCCCTTCAGTATAGCATAAAGTATATCAAAGAAATCTCACCGATGCAAGAATCATCGAAAATTCTCTGCAATTTTGCCTCTCGCAAGAACTTGACAAAATATCAAACTGTGGTAGTATAGAATTATAATTACGAAGCTATTTTTATAAAGGAGATTTATCTCCGTTTTCAAGTCACCCTAATTATTAAAGACAGTTATCCCAATTACGGGATAGCTGTCTTTTTTAATATATAAATACATCAAATATGCCATTTTCTGACACCCCAAAAATCAACATTTGTCAGGATTTGGTCCGCCTTCGTGCGGAAGAAAGGAGAAAATTATGTCTTATCAGAACAACAACGGTGGTATGCAGCAGGCTCCCAACCAGTACGGCTATCCTCAGGCACAGGGCCAGTATCCCGCACAGCCTCAGTACGGCGCTCCGCAGGGCCAGCCCGCCTACGGCTATCCTCCTCAGCAGCCGGCCCCTCAGGGCTATGCTCAGGGTGGGTATCCTCAGCAGGGTATGCCTCAGGGCCAGCCTGCGCCCCAGCAGGGCGGCTATCCGCAGCAGGGTGCTCCCGCGCATGGTCAGCAGCAGGGCCGTCAGTTCATCACCTACGGTCATTTCACCAATGCTGTGACCTCCGACGGTAAGCCCTTCATCTATGTGGACTTCGAGTGTGCTGTCACCCGCTGCTCCCAGATGAAGTACACCAGCGAGGGCAAGCCCTACATCAACTTCTCTATGCCCATTCAGGGCCGCCAGAACACTCTGGACCGTGTCTTCGGTCAGGGAACGCTGGTTCCCAATGACAAGGGTGTGGTGTGGGCAAACTGCTCTATGTGGGAGAAGGTCGCCGAGCGCTTCCTGAACATGGTCGCTACCGGTCGGCACAGCAACCCTGTGCTGATTATTTCCGGCTCTGCCAAGATTCAGGAGTACAAGCGCAATGACGGAACGCCTGCCAAGAGCCTGAACATCACGGTCAGTGACTTCACTCTGCTCCGTGACCGCAACAGCGGCTCCTGCATGGACCCCAATGCCCAGCAGCAGGCTCCTCAGGGCTACCAGTCTTCCTTCGGCGCTCCCGCTGCCAATGGCTACCAGCAGCCCGCACCTCAGCAGGCTCCTCAGGGCGGTTACGCTCCCCAGCAGCAGGCTATGCCTCAGCAGGGTCAGCCCGCTCCTGCGCCTCAGCAGCAGGGTCAGCAGCCGATGAACTACGGTCAGCCCGCCCCCAACGGCTTCTATGAGCTGAACGGTATCGACGACAGCGACCTGCCGTTCTGATTCCGCCACTCCCCCGCAAATCTGTAAGGCAAGCGAAAGGCGGGGTCTCGATACATTTCGAGACCCCGCTTTTCCAGCAAAAAAAAGAAAGGAGTACAACATGACTCTCAATCAGGAAGAGAAGAAAAAGCTGCGGGCAAACATCGAGAAAATTGATGCCTACATCAAATCTGAGATTTGCCCGTATCTGCACGGCAGCAGCATCACTGTGGATTTCGGTGAAGAACGGCAGTATCCTACGCCTCCTTATCGTGAGGCGGAATACCATCTGTCGGTTTACAAAGACCACATCGGCGACCACATCAGCGGTCGCACCGGTAATCTCGGTCTGAGTCTGCTGAGTACCTCCTCGGATGAGTTCGGCAGAACCTGTAGTTTCGATACCTATACGTCCGCCGGCGTCGCTCTGCTGCGCCACTGGCCTGCTATCAAGCAGAAGTTGCAGAAGCAGGTTCTCGACATTGTCTCCAGTGAAAAGCTGCTCGATACTTTTGAAGTCTGAGAAAGGAGAAAAGAACATGGAACTGAAACTTGCTCTCGCCACGGTTAAGACCCATTGGTCTGCCGAGTCCGTTGACGTGCGCTTCACTTTTGAACGCATGGACAACTCTTACGCCACTGTCACGGCGGATGCCAAGGCGCTGTATAAGGACTGGTTCTCCGATTGCAGGATGTGTCCTGAGAACGGAGAGTACGTCCACGGCGTCACCATCGGTACGCCTGACGGTAAGGTTTATCTGGTGGAAGACATCGAGCTGACCTTTGAGGAGCTGATGGAAGCTCTGGCAAGCTACTTCTTCAGGGGGCCTTCCGTCGCTGACCGCACTGACGACGGTGTTTTCCGCTGCGGTATCTGTGGCGAAGAACTGGTGTGCAGCGATACCGGCGATATGCCCGATTGCTGCCCCAACTGCGGTACAGCGGTGATGTACCCTGTCCCCTGCATTGAGATGGAGGGGGTGTGAGGTATGGGTAGCTTCTCTTGGCTGTTTGCCGACACGAACAACACCAAAAACCTCCGTGCCGACCGCAGGGGTTACGTTGCGTGTCCCGACGGGACATTCATCTGCGAACCATGCTATGAAACCTACGGTATCTTCGACGGCAAGGATGTCTACGACTTGGTCGTAGATTGGAACCGTGAGTTTATCGCCGAAAACCCTGACCACCTGCTTCCCCACGTCCACTGCTGGACGAAAGATGGTGCTTTGGTGAGAACGACCTATCGGCTGAAGGATTTCCCATGGTATCCTGTCGTCGCCGACCTGTCGATTCCCTTCGAAGACCTGCATGATGCGCTCATTGCACATCTCAAGAAGGAGCTTGGCGATAAGTTCGCGCCCTACAGGACGGAAATCCGCAGCATCGGCATTGACATCGCGTGCTATGACGAGGATAACGCCTCTCTCCCCTATCCCATCAAGATTACCAGCAAGAAGACCGGTATCTGCTATGAGGAACTTCCTCCGAGTAAATGGGACCCTGAACAGAGACTCTGTGAGTACCGTCCGAGGTATGTATGATGGCCGGACGTCCTAAGAGCATTGTCACGCAAGCAATGGTCACGTCGGCGAAAAAACGGCTGCAGGAGACCGGAAAAGGTCATACTGTGACGCTTTCGCAGGGCAAGTGGCTGCACTTCGGCACCCACGGTGTCACGCTGCATCAGGTCGGCGATTACGAGCTTACCAAGATGAAGCGTGTCAATCGGTGGCAGGAGAAAACGGTCAAGCAAATCAACGACGAGCTTCGCGCTACGCCGTGGAGACCTTGAACAAAACTGCGGAAGGACGATTCATGGAGAAACATTCACACATTCAAAAAGAAGACGCTGAAATGATGGTCGTCCGCATTCAGCAGCTTGGTGCCACCACCGGTGACACTGAGCTGCTGGCCGCAGCGGAGATGCTCTCATCGCTCTTACAAGAACGCGAACTCGCAGTTCACTGTATCGACGAGGTATTCAATGCCGTGGCGCATCTGCCGCAGCGACCTGCTGACGCCTATTTCAGCATTCTTCGGTTCCGCAAGGAAACAGGGCGTCACAAATAACGCTCACAGAAAGAAAGGAGAAACACTATGTATAATCCCTGCTACAACTGCCCTCGTCCCAACGTGATTCGCGTTGATGAGGGACGTGAGGCGATTCTGCCGAAGAATGGCGGCGACTACTACGACCCGCTGGTTTGCCCGCAGATGTGCGTTTGCGGCGCCAGTCGGGAGTATGCGGAGAAGCTGGAAATCCAGCTCCGCACTGCCTGCCACGCCTGAGTCATTCAGGTAAAAAGAAAGGAGAAAAGAACCATGGGTAAAGGTAATGTATCTGTGCGCGGCCCATACGAGGCTGTTTACTGTATTTCCAACGAATTCCTCCATGTTTATCGTGAGGACGAGCCCGATAAGGAAGAGCCTGAGGTTCGTTTGCTGAAGGACATTCCCTACTCCGAACTGGACACCTGCCGGTGGCTGTTCGACGAAGAAGGTTCGTCCAACGAGGAGGAAGATGTACTGGAGTGCATCGTTGACGCCTTGAGCCGTCGCTTTCAGAGTATGACTCCTGTGCTGGGAGAGAAGTGGATTTCCAGAACGCGACGTGCGATTATGGAAAACGAACTGTTCACCATCGCAGTTGAGGACAACGAGACATCTCTCGCTGTTGAGCTGCTGCAGAAAGAAGTCCAGTACGATGATAGGCTGCTCGGCTTCCAAAAGCGGCATTTTGAACGCTACAAAGAAGCGCTGAAGGCCGCCATGTTGGAGCGAGTACCGGAGATTACATTCCCGACAAGCGCATGGACTTCCGGCACCATCCGTGCTGAAGACATCGCCAAGTAAAAGAAAGAAAGGAGAAAATATTATGGGCTGTAACTATCCTCCCGAAATCGAGCGGATGCAGAAGCTCTATGAGCGTGCTGACGCTGCGTTGCTGGCTATTTCCGGACAGTTTGAAAAGGGCGCCTGCCATGATGACATCTGCCAAGCTGCTCTCGATGACTATGACGCCTTCTCCCGTGCTGTCGAGCAGGCCAACAATGGCGACCCCGACAAGTTGGAAGATTTCATCAGGTGGGCAGCGGCAGAAGCGGTCAAGCAGTACATGGCGCACGGCAGGGACTACCGTCCTACCGTCGCTGACCCCGCCGGCACGAAGCCCGACGAGCAGTACGAGTCCAAGGCCATCGTGTTCATCGGCGCTCTCATCAGCACGGAACGTCCCGGCATGAGAAGTCTGATTAACTATCTGGTTAAGGAAACGGACTTTTTCACGGCTCCTGCCAGTGCCAAGTATCATTCCAGCTATTGCGGCGGTTTGCTGGACCACTCTCTCAACGTGTATATGCGCCTCAAGGACACATATTTCTCCGAGGTCGAACGGAACAGCACACCGCTGGATGACCAGCAGAGACGCGCTATCGAAGACAGTATCGTCATTTCTGCGCTGCTGCATGATGTTTGCAAGGCAAACTTCTATGTGTGGGGCAGCCGCAATGTGAAAGACCCCCAGACCGGTCAGTGGAAGGCTGTGCCTTGGATTACCTATGATGAGAAGATGCCTTACGGCAACCACGGCGATAAGTCCGTGTTCCTCATCGAACGGTATATTCGGCTGACGATTACGGAGGCCTTTGCGATTCGCTTCCACATGGGCGAGTACAGCACGGACAAGAATACCTCTCTTGCCTTCACGCGCTATCCTTTGGCTTTCCTTCTGCATCGCGCAGATGAGACGGCCACGTATCTCGACGAAAACCTTCTCCGACAGGGAATCCCTGTGAAGGAGTGATGACGATGGTGGAAAAGCGTAAGCACTGCACTATAAACTTTGAGCGTGTCTCCCCTGTTTCGGAAGATGCCCAATAATAAACAGAAAAAAGACCACCGCAAGGTGGTCTTTTTTTTCATTCCTCATGAGGGTCTTTAATATACACTGATACATTGTACTGAGTTTTCGGTTTTTCTTTGGGAGGAATGGGAATACCTATAACACCGGTAGCAACTTTGAAGTCGTTCCAGCGTTTCGGATTCTCTCCGATGAATTTTGCAATCGTTCCCCATGCGGGCGTCCCTTTTGTACGATTCTCGTTATACTGAAGTCCCGATGTAGGCCTTATTCTTGTGTATTCCTCTTTGAACAACGCAATCCATCGACGCCGCGACATAGTGCGATTCGCCAGCAGGTCAAGCTGCCAACTCTCGTGAACGTACTCAGGATACCGCGCCTGAAGCCATAGACGACATTTTTGTTTTCCAAACTTCTCAATCACATATGGTGCAGGAAGCCCGTTGTGAGACTTCATCTCCTTGAATGTAGGAACACGATGTTTTTGAGCAACGAATGCGTCCATCCTCTCGCACATAATGTCTTCATTCCACCGCACGTGTTCCGGCCCATAGCGAGGCAGCTCCAACTTATCAATGAGCTTGTTCCATGAGGTCAGATTATGCATTGCAGCCATTGTTCGCCACGTTGGAATCGTCTGAGATTTCCTTTTATTGAAATCATCTTGTCCTGTTGGTTTCAACCGCAAATACTCATTTATAAAGGATTTCTGAACTTCTTCGGCGCTTTTATAGCGAAAACCACCGTAAAAGTATTGAGTTGAGGACTTTCGTGTATATTCCGGATAATTATTCACCATCCAGTGATATATAGGCACCCCAAAAAGTTTGCGGAATGTCCTTGCGCCGGGAAACTGCTCATCTCCCGAAATCTCGTGAATCCGCGAAAAATTGCCGTCATTTTTATCGAGGTATCGCTCGATGGCTATTATTGCACCGAGCTGTTTCCACCCTAAAATTGCGTTATTTTCCCTAATTTTTTCCAAAATTTGAAGGGCCGTGCAGAGGTCGTCGCCAAGTTCAACTTTGTTGGTATTGTTCTTAAAATAGTTAAGTACGACAGTAATTGCTTCATTTTGAAACATATTTGTTCTCTTTTTCATCTTAAAAATATTCCCCATATACACCCTTTATCCGCTTTTTCTTTCTCTATGCACCATCCCGATGGTACTAAGAGAAAGAAAGAATCGAAAGCGAATAATAACTCAGGGCGTATTCACGCTCAAAAAGTAAAAGAAAACACGCCTCGCAAGAGGCGTGTTTTTATGCGTCAAGATAGAATCCCAACGGCACCTCTTGCGTTAATTTGCCTTCTTTCTGCACTGCTGTTCTTCAGCTTCAGTGGAGAAAGAGAAGTAAATTTCAACGCTTCCATCGTGAAAGAGAATTATTTTATCGACACAATCACGAATAAGAGTTTGCCGTTCCATGGGCGTTAAACTCGGCCAAATGCCACCGATGTTTTTGATGCGCTCACGAACATAATTGATATGGTTGTCCTTTAGGCTGACTTTGTCCTCGTTATCAAGTTCCTCTTGCAGCAGACGAATTTGGTCACGAACTTCAAAGATGCGTTCATGGATTACGTTGTCTGCGGATTCGGAGTAGAGCCCGTATAGGCGCTTGAGCCTTAAAGTCGCATCTGCGATTCGTTTCTCAAGGATTTCACGAGTGTTTTGTGAGCGCCATTTTGCATCGAACTCTTCGAGGGGAACGCTGGAGCCAATTCCTAAGAGCTTGTTGATAACAAGTTCTTCTATGTCCGCAGCGACAAAACCCATATTCGGACAATCAGGGTCTTTAATCATATGTTCTTTGCTGACATGGGAATAGCATACGAGCTTGAAAGGTTTACCCCATTTCATGTAACGCATCCTCGCCCCGCAGTCACCGCAATAGACGAGTCCAGTTAAGAGGTGATAACTATTCTTCCCGCTTGCCACAAGTGAACCGCGACTTCTTCGGTCCATTTCCGCTGCAGCGACAAGGAACGTTTCCTCGGAAATCAACGGTTCGTGCAAAGCAGGGTATTCCTCACCTTTGTAGTTGATAAACCCGCAATATGTGTGACGCTTCAAGATGTTCCTTACACGAAGCTCATTGTTGAGTCCAAACATATCAGCAATTTTCTGACAACTGTACCCTTTGATATAAAGGTCAAAGATTTGCTGAATCTTTGGCGAGTCTGCATTCGGAACAAGAATTTTCTTTTCCCTGTCATAGTCGTAGCCGAAAGGAACGTTGCCTCCGCCTCTCCAATATCCAGCGCTGACACGCCCCTTCATTCCGATACGAGTACGAAGGTAAATGTTCTCACGCTCCAACTGTGCGAACACACTCAAAATACCAATCATTGCTCGCCCAAAAGGTGTACTGGTGTCGAGTGCCTCAGAGATACTGACAAAGTCCACCTCGTTGGGAAGAAATACATCTTCAATCAGATAAAGTGTGTCTTTCTGGCTTCTGGATAGTCGGTCCAGCTTAAAGACAACAACTGCATTCAGGCGCCCAGCCATGGCATCGCTTATCAACTCTTGTATTGCCGGCCTGTTGAGGTTACTGCCGCTGAAACCGGGGTCCGTGTAAAACTTCACGTTCTCCCAGCTCTTCACGGTGCAGTAGGCCTGCAGCTTTGCGGTCTGGTCGGGAATTGAATAGCCCTGTTCCGCCTGTGCGTCCGTCGAGACTCGAACATAGCAGGCGGTAAATTTCGTAAACTCTTCAAGAGACTTATCATCTTCAAGAAAAGTTTGAAAATCAGGAAGCGACAACGGCAAGTTATTGCTTTTCTTCTTGCTATTCTTTTTAGGTGTTGTGTTTCGTGTTGTGTTACTCGCTTTCTTTGTTATGTTTTCTCTTACTTTTTCTTCTGTTGCTTTCTTCTTTCTTTCAGTAGCCATGATACTCCTTCCATTAGGGTACGTCCTCTGCACAGACGTTCGTCCCTTATTATACGGTAAACATAAAAAAATGACAAGTCTGCTTGGATAAATAGGCTCAGGAAAATCATTCCTGAGCCTATCGGTTTGTTGAAAACCATGCCCCTCAGCCAGCATCCTCTTGCATGGATTCGATTTGCTTTTCGAGACGGTTTCGCACCTCCAGCATGAGCTTCACCAAAACAGGACTGGTTATCTCCATTTCGTTGTACGAGACATTCTTTCTTTCGCGCTCTCCGTTTCGAAAGTAGGTAACGTTCAAAACAGGGGTATTTTTCATCGCATGACGTGCCATTTTTATCATTTCCTTTCAGAACTGGGATATTTGAGATTGGATGCGCCGCCGCACAACCAACCTCAAATATCCTTCAGCATCAACGGCCAAAGGTTAAACTGGAGTAAAATACGCTATGACGACGTTTTGCCAGCCGTTGTAACAGGTGTAAAGGGTAATTCCTCCACTGTTGTTGTACGCAACATCGTTTCCGTCATTATCAGTCAGTTCCGTGCCTTCATTGTGCCCATACTCCACCCCAGTACAAACATATTCTGTTCGACTGTTTCCGTAATCCATATATCCCACCGCACCAACCGCGCAGTTGGCTATGGCAGAAAAGCCCTGATAGTTGTGGTCTGCAATGAGATACTGGCTCCCATACGCACTGTAGCCGGCACTATCGGCAGCGTCACAAATTGCCTGTCCGTACTCGAAAGAATCGCTTCCAAGCACATAGGTGAAGCAAGCGACATCTATTCCAATAGAAGGGATAGACCAACGCCCAACGGCACCTCGCTGTTCGACAGCGTAAACGGCACACCTATTCTGCGAGTGCCCTGCGCTGCCGCAATAGCTGCAGACTGCTGCGGTTTCCGGTGCGGGCTCAGGCACGGGGGTCGCCACAGAGGGTTCGCCCGCAGGGGTAGGAGGCTCCTCCGTGGGCGCGTCTGAGTCCACTTCACTTACGGCATTTTCTTTTGTAAACCACTCAGGAGGCAGGTATTTATCTTCCTCCACAACGGCGGCAGCGGACACAGAGAGGTCATCAGTAAAGTAATCGAAAGGCATCGAAGCCTCTGCACAAGCCATATGTAAAGATGATGCACTTACCAGCAAGAAGGCAGCCAGCGTAATAGCGCGGCGGGAAATCTTCTTTGTTTTCATTAAAGCTGCACCTCCTTTAAGCAGGCTGGAATGTCACGAGGGCAACATTGAAGTTGTGGTCGAGACAGGTATACAGCGTCAGACCGTTGGGATTGAAGTAAGAGGTATAGATGCTATCGCCATCGGCACCGGTGAGATAGCCACCGGGGTTACGACCATGCTGGATGCCGGTGCAAACATAGGTCAGGACAGAGTCGCCCATGTCGATGTAAGCGTAGGTGCCTTCGGAGCAGTTGTTGATGGTGGAGAAGCCCTGATTATTATGGTCGCCAATAACGGTCTGGCCGAGATAGACGATTTGTGCTGCGCTGTCCCATGCATCTGTAACGGCCTGCGTGTAGTTGTCACTCTCGGTGGTATGCTGCAGAGAGTACCAAGTAACGTCGTAGACAGCCACGTCAACACCGACAGAGGGAATCCGGAGCCGGCCAACGGCACCATTGTCAACGGCACGAACGGCGCAGTAGTCTCTGGTGTGTTCTGCACTGCCGCAGTAGGAACAGGTAGTCGGGGTTTCCTGAACAGGCTCTTCGGCGGGAGTCTCTTCGACAACGTCGGCGTCGTCTGCCTGAGACTCGGCCTCTACGGGGGCTTCAGCACTTCCCTGTTCATCGGTCGTCTTGTCTGCTTCGGGAGTCTGAGCATCAGAATTTGCGTCCTTTTCCTCGTTCTGCGCGGCTTCTGCTACTGCCAAAGGCGGAGAGCTTTCGCGGGCTGCAAAGACGGGCAGCGTAGAGATTGCGAAAAGACCGCCAATGAAGGCCAGAATGATAACGGTGAAGAGAGCCCACCGAGGAATTTTGAATTTCGTTTTCATGTTCTTTTGTCCTTTCTTTTCGATTACGACGGAGTCCAGTAAGTGATGTAAATGTTTGTCCAGTGGTCAAGGCAGGTGTAACAAATCACAGTGCCGGAAGAATAGTTGCTGTAGCTCATTATGTTTCCGTTTCCATCGAGCATCTTTTCGCCGGTATTGTGTCCATATTCAACCTGATAGCACTCGTAGTAAGTCGCGCCATCACCAAAATCCATGTAGGCTTTCGTGCCAACAGAAACATTGGAAAGTCCCCAAAAACCTTGGTTATTGTGGTCCGCAAGAACGCCAACGCCGCCGCAGGTCAAGAAAGCTGCACTGTCGGAACGGTCAGTAATTTCCTGAACATAGGATTGGTCTGTATCCCAGTTACATGAGTAGGCCGCTACATTGCAGCCAACAAACGGAATCACCCAGCGCCCATAGGCGCCATTGGCAATAGACTTCTTTGCACAGATTGAAGAACTGTGGTTCTCAGAGCCGCAGTAGGAACAGACAGCAGGAACAACCTCCTGTACTTCTTCAACGGCGTTGGGGTCATCCTCGGAGTTCTCTGCTTCCGTGATGTCGGAAAGCGGGTCGAGGATTCCTTCCTTCAGCACCAAAACATCTTGCTGCGCTTCTTCCGACAGCTTGGTGTCGTCCATCTGGGCGGCAACCGCTGCTGCAGGAGGTGATTCGTGGTTCGAGCGTTCTTCGGCCTGTGCGAGTGTCACGTTGCTGGAGTGAAAATAGAAAACGGATACTGCCACGAACAGAAAAGTGAAAAGCGCAGTCTTAAAAATCCCCCATTTTACGTGCTTTTTGCTTGTGTTTTCCAAAAATTGTCATCCCCTTTCTGAGCATAAAAAAGCGGAAGGACAGTCTGTGTTAGACTGTCCTTCCTTATAATTCTATACTACTATAATTCGATATTTTGTCAAGTTCTTGGAACGAACAAATTTGCGGAGGGATATTAACCCTTTTGTGGGTTCCCCACATCAAATCTTAAATAGCCTTTCAATAGATTTCAAAGGACCAAGTAGGATATTCTGCCTTCAGCAACTTCCACTTGAGGTTGAAATCCTTGGTGGTCCGATACGTCTGCGTTGTGGTATCGAAGGGCTTTACATCCTCGACCACACGCTTTCCATCACGTACATAGACTGCATCGGCCTTGTAGGTAATGCCGGAGACCTTCTGACCACGATACTCGAACTCGGTAATGATGGTCAAAGGAACCTGCCGGCGGAGGTCGTGAATGTGGCCGCCACGCTCCAAAATCTGAAGCTCTTTCCAGCGGTGATATTCCTTCTTGCTGTCATAGACAGCGGTAGGGATTTCACCGTTATTGCGGGGCTTACCGAAAAAGGCCAGACCGTCGGCATACTCGTATACCTTTACATTTCTATATTTTGCCGCCTTATTTGCCTTAGAGCGATGCTCGCGGGTGTTATTGTTTGCACCGTGAACACGGAGGCGGGGATTTTTCTTCATCATAGCGTTGAACTCTTTCTGAGACATATACATTATTTGTCGGCAACCTCCCCGAAAATCTTCATACATTTCGCATAGTTGTTAGACAGCGCATCAAATGAGGAGCTATCGCCGCCGGCATCAGGGTGATACACCTTCGCCAACCGGCGGTAGTGGAGTGTGATTTCTTCCTTGGATGTGGGAGGCTCTACGAAACCGAGAGCAATAAAGCAGGCATCTAAAGGCTTGGAGCGCTCCGGCAGGGCTTTCATGCCGGCCACCCATGTGGACAGGTCGTAGATACCACGTTCGACCATACGGGCGAGGTCTTCCAAGGAGAGCACGACCTGTGCGAAGGCATCGGAGCCGTACTGCAGGGAGATGCCGTGCTCTTGGGCGTTCTTCACGCTATGGGAGAAGCGATAGAGCTCACCCTTGTACCTGAATTCAACCCAGCACTCCTGACGACTCCAGTCGTAGTTGTAATCGCCTTCTTCGATACCGAGCCGCGCCATTACACGAACCAGCTTGTCCTCATAGAGTTCAGGGGAACTATATATTTTCTTTGAGGCCATCCAGAGACCTCCTTTCGATAAGGATGACAAGATTTTAGGTATACAACCCTTTTAATTACGAGCCTTATATACCACTTAGGGTTATTCTGTGGGTATACAATCCTGTTATTTCGGGGCCCCATACACCGATATGCCCCTGAAGGAATAGGTAAACAACCCTGTTGTTTCAAGGTTTCGTACACCTTCGTAAACATACTTGGGCGGGCATATAACCCTGTCATTTCTGGGTGATGTATACCATTTGTGGGTCCGGATGTGTTGACAATATGGGTATACAACCCTGTCATTTCTGGGAGATGTACCCACGCAGCCCATCAAACACCACCTTGGGATTGGCATACAACCCTGTTATTTCGGGCCTCATACACCCGTCACAGGCATATTCAGTTCCCCAAAAGTGCTGGTCGCCACCTCTCACATGATTGACCAGCCAACAGAGTATTCCTGCTTCCACGACGACCAAGCATCTCCACAGGCGTTAATTCCGGTTATACCGTCCGTACTCGATTTTTTGTTTTCAGTGAAAAGCGGCGCAGGCGCCGGAGTAGGGCCTGCGCCGCTGTGTGGGTGTCTCCAAGACCAACTTAGATGCGGTCCACATTCCCATTGGAGACGGAGTAAACGCCGGAGATGTCGATAGTCTCATAGGGCTCGTCGAACATCCCCAACTCGTGTGCGATGAATGCGATGTGAAGCTCGTCCTTGTCTGCTTCAATGCTATCGTCCTCACGAGCCCGCTGGAGCAACTCGTTACGAGCAGCAACCCAGTTTTTCTCAATGATTTCGAGATTGTTCTGCAGGTTTTCATCGTCGTTCTTAATGACCATCACGCCAATGACGGTATCGTTGTCATTACTGATGAATACGACGACGGGCTTTTCAGATGCCTTGGTATTACTCATTTCTTTGTCCTTTCACGGGCGGCCTGTACCGCCATTTTTTCTTTACACTTATCATCAGGCTCCCACCTATTCCAGCGGGAACAGCTCTTACAGGGTTCTTTATTCGTCGGAGTTTCCTTATTGATGCAATCAGGACATCCACGTCCAACGTTCACGACATCCATCGGTTATTAACCGCCGAAGAAGCCGGAACCGAAGTCGCCACCGAAGTCAGAGGGGAAATTGAAGTTGCCACCATAGGGAACTTCCTTGGCGGGAGCAGCAGGAGCGGGAGTCTCAGGAACGAACCCACCGGCGGGAGCAGACGCTTCGGGCACAGCAGGCGCAAACTCCTCCTCATGTTCAGCGACCAGAGGCGTGGGGATAGCAGGAGAAGCAGCGGGAGTCGTCTCAGGCGCGGGAACAGCAGGTTCAGTGGTGGGGATGTTCTCTGCGGGGGCATCGTCGGCCTCGGATGCGGTGCCGTCCACACGGCTGCGGGCAGCGGTAGCGACGAACTGGCTCAGGTCCATAGAGAACTTCCACTTCTCATGCCGGATGGAAGACACGACGATATTTGCATCCACGGGGAACAGCTTGCCGCCGTATCTGCTCTTCAGCAGCTTGGCAGCGGATGCCTCGTCCAGCACGGCGGGAAACTCGATGGGAGCCTGATTGTCAACGTTGATGACTCCGTTGACGACGGATACGACGCCATAGCTGACGACGCTGACGGTAAGGGTTCGGTTGATAGAAGGTTCCATGTTTGTATATATCCTTTCTTTTTAATTTCATGAATAGTTATGTGGACTCATTTTCAAACGGTATACAACCCTATTATTTTAGGACCGTATATGCCAAATTCCGAACGAGCCATTGGTATACAACCCTGTTATTTCAGGGCCACATCCATACACCCGACACAGGCATATTCAGTTCCCTAAGGTGCCAGTATCACCTCTCACGTGATTACCAGCCAACAGAGTGTTCCTGTTTCCACGATGACCATGCATCTCCACAGGCGTTAATTCCGGTTATACCGTCCGTACTCGTTTTTCATTTCCTTGGAAAAGTGTGCAATCATTGCACACTTTATTCGCTCGACATAAGCGCTTTAGGCGGGCTTCTGTTCGGAAGCCATGCGCTGACCTTCGGACAGCACGACCTGTGCCAGCGCCTCGTCATGCTTGGCTTCCGGAGCTACGGTGGCGGTATCTACGTCCACCAGAGTGCGGCCAGCCCACTCAGCCTTATACTTAATCATGCTGGTCAGTTCGGACCAGCCGGCATCGAGGATGCTCTTGGCCTGCTCGTTGCCCTCCACCAGAGATTTGACAGCCACCTTTTCGACAGCGATGAGCTGGTTGCTGTTGACGAGTTCGCGGCTGATTTTATGTCGATAGTCACGCCGCTGGTTGGCGATATGCTCGTGGATTTCAGCCACCAGCTTGCGGTTCTTCTCATAGTTGGCAGAACCCTTCTGCTTGCGGGACAGGCGACGCTGCTCACGAGCCAGACGCTTTGCGGACTTGCTCAGATGCTTCGGGTTCTCATAGTGTACGCCGTTGCTGTCGATAGCCAGCTCCTTCAGACCGAGGCTGATACCGACTTCGCCATCGGCGGCAGGCAATTCCTCGCGCTCCACCATGCAGCAGACAGATGCCCAGTATTTACCGGTAGAGGAGCGGGATATCGTGACTTCGCGGGGAATGCCCACAGCGGGGCGGCCACTGCCGCGCTTGACTTTATTGATTTTCTGATACTGACCGCCAAACGGAATCTGGATGTACTCGTCCGTCACATAGATGGTTCCGGCAGTAGTAAAGCTCTGGGACGGACAACGGGCACTCTTAAACTTGGGATAACCGGGCTTCTCCCCTGCCTTTATACGGCGGAAGAACGCCTTACGCGCCTCGAACAGATTCACGATAGCATATCGCTCTGCGGAACACCCGCAATCGTCCAACCACGGCCAGCGCTCACGCATCTCGGTCAGAACCTTCATGCAGTCGAACTTTGACATACTTTCCTGCCGGCGGTCGTAGATTTTGCTGGTACGCTCCAAAAAGTGATTCCACACGAAGCGGCAGCACTTGAAGGTGCGTTCGATGACCTCGATTTGTTCATCCGTAGGATAAATGCGATACTTAAACGCTTGGAATGTCGTCGCCATAATTCTTTTGTCCTTTCAAAGTATTGGCGTCCCCAAAATTCCTGTTTCACCGACGCATTTCGTCTCCACAGGCGTAAATTCCGGCTCGCCAAGCCGTATCTGACCGGCCCTGCGGCAACCCAACCGCAAGAACACTGAGCCCCACAAAGCCCAATTTGAAAGCTGACGCACCGCGTCCGGCGGGTCGGCTTTGACTACGAGCTTCTGTGCCTAAGATTTGCCCAGCTTCCCAGTGCCCATGGGCAATGCAGGTGCCCACAGTTGACTCCTCCCACCCCTCACGGAGTGGGATTCCAAAGTACGAGAGATGCCATAAGCACAGCTCAAAGTGAACCGTAACTCTGGAATCTTAAATCCTCTGGAATCTTAGCGTGGCAATCACAGCAGCCTGTGAATTAGCACCACGGTAGGCGGGAGCCTCTGCCTGTCATTGATGCCCGCTCACGGCGGCTGAAACAATGCGGAGTATCTCCCTTATCACGCCACCGCCTACATATCGGCGCAGGCGGTTCGCTTCTCACGCTTCAGGAGACTTTCGCATTTCGCCGATACTGTCCGATGCGGTTCGGCGCAGTAGCCTCAAGCGAAAGAGCGAGGCCTTGCGGCGAACAGGATGTCCAAGAGACGTCGATTTCCGCAACGAATCTATGGATGGACAGCGAGCGGGTATAAAGAAAGGACGCCACTCGACGGCGTCCTTGGAGCGGATGACGGGACTCGAACCCGCAATGACCGGCTTGGAGGGCCGGTGCCTCACCAATTAGACGACATCCGCATATGTAAAGAAGTTGGACTCCGTAGAGTTGAATTAAAATGGAGCTGCTGGGGAGGCTCGAACTCCCGACCTGCGGGTTACAAATCCGCTGCTCTACCTACTGAGCTACAGCAGCATAGGTGATAGATGGGGTGAAGCCCCCACAGGCGGTGCGGCTGAAATTTAATTTTCAACTGCGTTGTCTGTGAGGGCTTCGTACAGTGGGGGGATAAAAATGAAAAGAAAGAGAAAAAGTGTGGATTGGAGCTGACGGTGGGGGTCGAACCCACGACCTGCGCGTTACGAGTGCGCCGCTCTGCCTACTGAGCTACACCAGCAAGTTTTGGTAGTTGGCGGGGCCTCCGTACAGGAGGCCACCGCCTTCTCTCGAAAGAGAAACGAAGAGAGATGAATACCGGCGGGGTGGGTGGAACGCCGGTTGGCAATGGCGGCTGGGGTCGAACCAGCATAACGTTGTCTGTGAGAGAGGCACGGCATTACCATTATGCTACGCCATCATGTGGTTTGAAGAATTAAGGCTGGGCGGCGGCCTTACCAACGTCGCCCAAGCCCAAATTCTCCCCGTTAAGGCACATCCTCGGTTGAGGATGGTAAGGGCGACGACCGGACTCGAACCGGCACAATCCCACAGCCCTCAAGGAGCTCTCTTAGGCGGGATGCACTACCATCTATTGTGCTACTTGTCGCCGTTTGGGGTGACGGAGGAGCTGCTAAGATGGCCGCAGCCCCTCCGTGTTGCAGCACCGTGGGGTCAAACAGCACTGCATGATGAAGAAAGAGGTTTCCATGTCCGCTGCACGTTGGAAAAGATGAAGGTGAAGACAACAGCGGTGAAAACAGTTGGCGCACCGAACGGAGTCGAACCATTCAAAGCTCCCCTACCGGAGCCGGCACGGTATCAAAGCAGCCTCCGCGCACTTCCCTCAGGAGGCTGGTTTTATGTTGCGCTTACGAGTTTGATAAAAGAAAGAAGAAAACCGGAGAGGGTTTAGGAATCTTGACGTTTATACTTCCCTAAAAGAGAAAAATGTCAATTCTAATCGAGCTTTGCGGCTTCGATTTCCTTGCCCTGTCCACGGTTCAATACTAACACGAATGTAGGAAAATGTCAAGTCGAATTATAAAGACAAAAAATCTAACCGGCAGGACATTCGCCTAAATCAGCCGTTTCTACAAAAAGCATAGTTGTGGTACTGGGTTTGAGACTTGACAAAATATTTAGAAGGAGAATAAAAACAACTTGACAATTTTTTTGATTTTGTAGCGATTTTGACTTGACAAAATTTTATGTTCGTGTTTATAATGGGACATGGCCCCACAAACAAGAATGATTTCCCCACGTTTTCCCATAGATGAAAACGCTTTCCCCAAAAGGAGCCATTGTTGGTCAAAACAAATAAATTCCCGCTCCTTTTAGACATCAGAATAAAAGAGAGCGACTTTTTTGTTATCATTTTCAAGTTGGAATATTCTGGAATAGTCCAACCGAGCACAAGTGTTCACCATCTACGGAGGTGAGGATTATTACAATCAATCTATCAACACTGGGCGTCACGCCACAGAAAGCAAAGCAATTCGAGAAAAAGGGCATCTACTCTGCAGAAGACCTGCTGCGGTATATACCGAAAAGCTACAAGGACTACAGACAGCTTGCTCCTTATTTAATAGACGGCGCTGAACAGGCCTGCCTCGTCACAGTGGATGAGGTAAAGTCCTTCGGACAGGAACTCCGCTACAAAGGCTCATACGTTCAGACTTCGGCCAAGACGCCCATGCTCATTGCCTACTGCACGATGCCACAGAGCGGGCAAAAGCTGGTCATCACATGGTTCCGGCAGAACTACCTGTTCCGGAAAGTGTCCAGTTGCGTTGGTGAAACCGTATATGTAGCCGGCAAGGTCGGATACAATAGTAAATATAACAACTTCACCATGACAGGTCCGGAGATATTCGAGCCGTCATACGGACAAGCACCGGGCATCCGGCCCATCTACGCACAAATCGGCGGGATGAGCGATGCCTACCTGAGAGAAAAAATTCAAGAAGCGTCTGACCGAACTATCGGGATGATTGAAACGCTTCCTATTGATTACCTTGATAAAAAGGGATTACAGAGCTTCTGGACTTCCCTCAAAATGCTGCACTTCCCTACTTCTGAACAGGATATTAAAGAGGGACAAGCCCGACTGCTGCAGGAAGACCTCGTCTACTTTGCAATGGCGAATGAATGGGCCGCGAGAAAGATATCCAAGGGCAGCCAGTTCTCAATACGGACGCATGGTTGGTATGAGAAAATAAAGGCTTCACTTCCCTACTCTCTTACGCAAGACCAAGTGGATGCCATAGAGAGTATGATACAGTTTGCTGCAGACGGACATCGCATCAATGCGCTTGTCCAAGGAGATGTAGGCTGTGGAAAGAGCATTGTGGCTTTCTGTATGATGATGGTCATGGCCGAGAACGGGTATCAGGCAGCGGTGATGGCGCCTACGCTTGTGCTGGCACGTCAGCATTATGAGGAACTCTCTGCGTTGGCCGCACCGTTCGGCGTGAACGTCGCGTGGCTCGGCAGTGACCTAAAAGCCAGCGAGAAGAAAAAAGTCCTCGCCGCCATCAAGGACGGAGATGCGAGCCTCATCGTCGGAACCCAGTCCATCATCGGAGAAAGTGTGGAGTACAAGAATCTCGCACTTACGGTGACGGATGAGGAGCACAAGTTCGGAGTTGACCAGCGTGCTGCACTGGTGGAAAAAGCCTCTGGAGGCGTACACGCCATCACTATGTCGGCTACGCCTATTCCTCGCAGTCTGGCGCAGGTCTTGTACGGAGACACCGTACAGCTCCATACCATTAAGACGATGCCGAACGGACGGCTGCCTGTGATTACAGGTATCGCAACGAGCAAAGAGAAAATCTTCCGTTTCATCCTGCTGCAGAAGCGTAAAGGCTATCAGACCTATGTCGTCTGTCCTCTCATTGATAAGAGCGAGAAGCTGGAGGGTGTCCAGTCCGTTGAAGAAGTCAGCGAGGAATACCGTTCCGTACTGGAGCCGTATGGAGTCCGCATCGAAACGATTACCGGTAAGACGCCGAAAGATGAGGCAGACAACATCCTGTCTCGTTTCAAGAACGGTAAAGTAGATGTGCTTGTCAGCACAACGGTCGTGGAGGTCGGCGTAAATGTTCCTACGGCTACCATGATGGTCATTGTCAATGCGGACAGGTTTGGACTTTCCAGCCTGCATCAGCTTCGGGGGCGTGTAGGACGCAGTAATGTGCAGTCCTACTGCGTGCTGGATGCAGGTCCGTCGCCCACACCGGCGGCCATGGAGCGCCTGAACGCCATGGTTCAGACTAACAACGGCTTCGAAATCGCAGAGGCAGACCTTCGCATTCGCGGCGCCGGCGATTTTCTTGGCACAGAACAGTCTGGCTGGAATAGGTATATGACGCTCATGATGGCGTATCCGGCGGAATATGAAGAAGCAAAAAAAGACGCAAAAGAACTACTGAACCGAGGAAAAGGTTCTTGTAAGATGGTGGATTCCATCATCGGCGCGGGAGGCAACT